GCGCCAAAACCATAGAGCACAGGCTCTTCATGGTAGTTGCGCGGGATGCCTTTTTGCTCACGGAACACCATGTTCCATTCGTCGGCGCGCTGATTGTAGACGCCGTCGAACACTTCGTTAAGGATGGGCTCGACTACTGACCGAAAGTCAGTACTGCGCATAGGGGTAGCCATGGTTCAAGCCCTCCTTAGATGCTGTTGACAGGGGCCTTGTACGCGGCTTCGTTCAGGCGAACGGTAACCGTGACGTAGGCATCAGTCAAAGAGTCGTTGATGTTGTATGCAAATCCGGTGATCTGGAACTGGCCAGAGGTCGACTGAATTGCGGTGAGTTTGGTGGTCGACAGACCCGTCTGGGTCGAGCCACCCGGAGAAGCCACAGTCCAGTCGCACTCTTCGCCGACAGCGGTTTGCACCGTGGTGCCTGGCGAGGGGTTGTCGTACTGAACGTCGTACAGCGTTTCCGGGTCGTCGTACACCCAGGCAACGATTTCCGTGCCGGTGGCGCCCGAAGGCCAGAAGGGGCTGATGGTCGGCTTGCCCGAGGCATCATAGTACTGGCAGCCAGCAAAGATACCAAGCAGCGTGATGCCGTCAGTGGTTCCGTTGCGGGTACCATCGCTGGTGCCGAGCTGGATAACACCGTTGTCGGTCAGCTTTACGGGGTCACCCGAAAAGATGTTTGCCGCATAGGTGCTAGCGATAACGTAGGCTTTCGGGCGCATCTGGCCACTGTTGTGGTAAGACGGACGAAAACCAAAGGGTGCGCTAGTCGAAGACATAGTGAGCTCCTGATTGGTCAAAGGGTTGCGTCATGAGAGGTCGAACATCGCCTCTCGATCATGCCCCATCTCCATATTGCCTTCCCCAACTTGCAGCTTCGACTTTGAGGCGCGTGCCTGCTGCTCCAAGAACTCAGCCGTGTCGGTGAGCTTCTCCTCTTCGCGCAGGGGTGCGTGATGGTGCGCCTCAAGCATGTACTTCTCGTAAAGAGAAATCGGCAGCTTGAACGCGAGCATCTCGTTCACACCGATGAACCCTGCCCAATCGCCTGTCTTCAGCGTGGCATAGTCCCAGCCGGGAATGTCTTCCGGCTTCACGGGTTCATAACCCAATCGCATACGCATATGGATTGAGTCACGCGGGTTGGTGGTCGTCAGCCAGCACATGTGCCAGCCGGGGATTTTTGGCAAGTCCGGTAGAGAGGACTGGAAAAACTGCTGACGGAACATCTCAACCCGCTCATCATCGGAAATCTCGCGATTTTCAGTTACAGCGCGATCCGTAAGCGCTCTGTTCTCGCGGCCTTCTCCAGCGGATTTCTTTAGTCGTTCGTCGGTCATGCTACTCGCTCCTTCCAGCGATTGAGTGAACTATAAGTCGGGATGGCTAAAAACACAATCCCGGTCAAGAGCGCTTCTGCCGATCGTACTCGGCATAGCGCCTGACGTATTGTTTGCGCAGTACGGTGTCATCCCACACTCCGGCCTCAATGAGAGCCTGCTTGCGCTCGGGGGAAATGTAAATCTCCTTGCGAGTGCTGGCGGGGGCGTGTTCTCGGCCCGATCCCACCGCAGGGCCGCCACGAGGCTCGCGGCGCGGCTCGTTGCGTTCTTCTGCGGCTCTCTTCGCAGGCTTCTGACCGTCGAACCGCTCGGGCAGTCGACGTGCCGCACGGCGGCGCAGCTCGTCCCAGTAGTCTGCGGAACGAGGGTCGTAGCCGTCCTTGGAGAGCGACTGGTCAATCGCGATGACGATGGCCGAGTCTTCGTCACGGCCCTGGGCGTCGTACCATGGGTTATCTGCGATGAACTCTTTCGCGTAGGTCATCGTGATGTCGTCAATCTGCTGACCCTGCGGCTGGGGCCGCTGTGCTGCGAATTGGTTCTTTTGAGCGTTCAGTTGCTGAATGCGGGCCAGAGCCTGATCGCGATAGCGCATGGCCTGCGTGACGTCTTCGCCGTTGCCCGCTGCCACCGCCTTGGCGATGACGCGCTCAGCCATGTCAGCCTCTTTGGACGCCTGAGAAATCTCGGCGTCAAAGCTGCCCAAGTCCATCTTGTGCGTGCGCTGCTCTTGGGCCGACACGCGGCGCTCAAGGTCATCATTGCGCTTGCGCAGGAAGTCCAACTCCAGCTTGTCACGCTTGATGGCCTCATCGCGGCGCACCTTGCGGTCTTGTTTTTCCTGACGGCGGCGCTCGCGGATGGCCTCGCGTTCGTCGTCGGTGCCGTCGTCGTCGGATTGAGCTACCTGCTCGTCATCCTGATCGTCGTCGTCTTCATTGTTCTGCGAGAGTTTGCTCTCGTCTTCAACAATGACGATGTCTTCATCATTGTCGTCGTCTTCGCGGAGTGCTTCAGGCATTGTTCATCTCCTTTTCAGATGAATGCCTTGATCGCCAGCGGGTCAGAGGTGACCTGCCCGATGATGTCAAGGTCGTTGAAAATCACGAACATAGCGGACTCCATGTCGCCATTCGTTCCGCGCTTGCCCAAGGGGACTTCCCACCGATCGCCGCCGTACTTGGGCACGCGAACGAAGTCACCCGGCTTGCACCACTGACCCTCGGGCCAGCTCTCTTGGGTGTTGCGGTTTTTGAAAGACAGCGGCCCGACGTTAACCACCTTGGCCACCTGCGTGTTCCACTTCTCAGTGTCGCGGGATTCGCTGTGAAGAATAAGGCCGCCCGATGTCATCGTCTTGGGGGTCCGGATTTGAACCAGAACGCGGCTACCGAAAGGCTGTACGCCCGGATCAACGTCCGGGAAAGCCTCCGCCATTGCGCTCTCAGAGGTCGTTGTCACTGTATTTCTCCTCATCAAGAAGTTTTAAGAGTACGTTGATCGCTGCCTCATATCCGGCAACGACGCCGACACGATACCCGTACTCAAAGGCATCGCGAGCTTGTGGCCGACTCAAGGCGTCAACAGCGAACTGCTGCTGTTCTGCCTTGAGCCGGTTTAACAGTTTAGCTTCAATGCTCACGCTTGGTTTTTCTCGACCTTGGGCGCGGGGGGCAGAGACTGCCCGTCACATTTTTCGCCCGCCGCCATGCGGTGCTTTTGCTTAACCAAAGCGCTGTTCATCGGAACTTCTTTGGCCTTGTTCGGGTTGTCGCTCATAGCGCTCTCCTATCAGGGGTTGGGGTTGATGCCTGTGCCGGTGCTCACGGCGACCTTCTCACCCGTCGCCATCTCGGCTGCGGCAAGCAGTTTCGCGGTGTCGTTGTCAGCCGTGTTCATGCGCTCACGGGCCGCGATCTCCTCTGCGGTGCGCATGCTCTCCTGCTGCTGCTTGAACATATCAAGCTGCATCTGCTCGGCGCGAGCCTGCTGCTGCGCGGCCAGCTTCTGGGCCTCAAGCTGCTGCTGCGTCTGCATTTTTTGCGACTCAATCTGCATGCGGCCTTGGTCAATCGCAGCGCGCTGCTGCATCTCCTGACCCTTCATCTGCATGTTCATCTGAGCGATCTGCATGCTGTTGTCCGGCGGCATCGGCGGCTGCGGCTTGAACTGCTCGGCAGCCTGCGTGATGGCCGCAAGTTCCTGACCGAACCCACCAAGCTGCTGCTCGATCAGTTGCTGGACCTGAAGGATCAGCTTGACCTGCTGCTCGGCATCCGCCTCAATCAGACCCTCACGCTCTGCCTTGTCCACGGCATTGTGCGACTCAACGAGGTAGTAGTTCAGCAGGTGATCCTTCAGGTGCTGCGCCATTGCGTAGAGCGACGCCTGCATGATCGGTGGGTTGCCGCCAAGCAGCGGCGACTTCAGGAACGCCATGTGCGTCATGATGTGCGCCAGGTGATCCTGACGCGGCAGCACATAGAGCGGCCTGCCCATTGCAGCTGCCACGTTCTCGCTGACCGGGTCCATATCCTGCTCGGTCAACAGCGGCTGCAGGACTTCCTCTCCCGGCACCTTCAGGGTGCGAAGGAACATCTCCTCGACCTTACGCTGGTCGTAGAGCTGCGGCATCATGGCCGCCCGCTGCATGATCGCTTGGATCTGAGCAAAGCGCTGCGTCTCGCTAAAGATCGCGGGATCGCTGACCGGCACGACATCCGACGGGCCGTCGAAGTCTGACGGGTCGATCTCAAGGCCCGATTCCTGCGCTGCGATGTCTTCTTCGGTCAGGTATGCCGAGTTGATGCGGTGCAGGATTTTGAAGCAGCGTGCCATGGCGCTGTGCAGGCGCGAGTGGATGCTGCTGAACACCACCATGCCCTGCTCAATCAGAGCCATGGTGGTGCCGACGGGCTGGTTAGGGTTCTGGTCAGACAGCTTCTCAAACGAGGTCTGCACCACGCCCTTGCCCGCGTCCACCAAGAAGCCCAGAAGCTGGAACAGCACCGGGCTCGGCGGGTTGAACGGCATCGGCATGGCAAGCTTGCGCACGTCGTCGATCAGCGCGCCGCCCTCCATCTCAACCACCTCGGTCGGCTGCAGGTTGATGGTCTGGCCGTTGGGGCCGCCCTTCAACTTCAAGAGCGTGGGCACGTTCTGGATGTGGGCGCTGTCGAGCAGGGCGCGCAGGGCGCCCGTCGCGGCACCGCTCAGGCCGCCGATCATGTGCGTCAGGCCGATGGGGTAAGCCCCGCGCCACGGCACGAACGGGAACTCGACGATCCAGTCCAGCTCCTTGCGGTATTTGTCCTCGGCCTCCCAGTTACGGTAAAGCGACAGGGCTTGTCCGCTCGACTTGTCGATGCTCAGGATGTACGGGCTCAGGTCTTCTTCGTCGAACGACAGATACGTGTAGATCTCAAAGATCGTGCGCAGGCCGTCCTCGTTGTAGCTGGTCTCCTTGCGACCCTCGATCTTGTCGTTGGCTTGGCTCGCCTTGCTGAAGTCCGGATCTTCGGGCATGCCGATGTCAACGTCGCGGTACATCCCCGACTTGACGCGCTTTTGGTAGTCCATCTTGGTGATGTACTGCACGTGCGTCTTGCGCTCGGCGGTGTAGAAGTTCGTCGCGGCGAACGGCAGGTACACGTCGTCGATCGGGATGAACTCGCTGGCCGGGCGACGATGCTGCGGGTTCCACATGAACTTCATGTACTGACCGCCGCCGAGGGGGAGCTGCGTGCTCAGCTGCTCCAGCTCGCCCCGGAACTCGGTCATCTGCTCGGTGGTCTGCCAATTCATGAACTCAGCCTTGCGCTGAGCCTTCTCGACTTTGACTTTGTCCGACTCGCCGTAGATCTTGCTCTTCACCGGGCCAGAAGGCGGGAAGACCTCCTTCATAAAGCGCGCGGAGAAGTCCACGCAGGCCTCGACCAGCATCGGGTGTACGACTTTAGTCGCACCTGAGAACTGCGCGCCGCCGGGTGCGTCATCGCCTAGTCCCGTACGACGCAGACCCTCCTCGTAGAGTTTGTCGCGCTTTTCGCGGGCTTCCTTGTCGCGGTCGATCTTTTCAAGGAGATCCTGCACGCACTCCTTCAGCTCGCCGGGGTCAACCTCGTCGACGATGTTGGCGAAGTGCTCAAGGTTCTTGCGCTCATCTTCCTCGTTCTCAAGGCGGATGATGGCGCCACCGTCCTCGGTGTCCTCGACCTCTGATGTCTCGTCCATCAGCTCAACCATCTCGCCTTCGAGCCGGTCCTCGTTCTCGTCAATATCAGCCACGGTTGACCTCGCGAAGTTGGTTGATGATCCGGTTTACGGCAGAGGGATCGTATTTGACAGCGCCGCCAGCCGCAAACTCATTTTTTCCAGCCTTGCTGGCGCGGGTTTCGATTGCGTCTGGGTCGTACTGGGATGCGCCAAGGCCCGCAGCCCCGACAGCCGCGCCTGCGCTGATGTTCTTTGAGGCGCGCATCGCCGGGTCGAACTTGGCAAAGCGCGAGCGCAAGACGGCGTCGCTGCCTGTTGGGCGATCAGCCAGCATGATGTGGCTCACGCTTCCAGCGTCTTCAACATCGTTCATGTACGGGATCGACGTGTAACCTTCTTTGGCCAAGCGCTCGCGCATAAACGGCGCAGCGAGGCGACGATCCATGTTGTTCGCGTCCGATACCGCCGAGATGAACATCTCTAAGTCCATCTCAGTCCAAGGCTTGCCGGTGACCGGGTTCAAGAACGGCTTGGACAAGTCAGCCTTCATCGGAAGCGTGAAGCCCAATGCAGGCGGCACGCCTTCAGGCTTGGCAAAGCCCATGTAACGAGCCTCGGCTGCCTGCGGCGTCCCGACGTGCGGGCCGAGCTGGCTCATGGCCGATTTAGACTGGTTCAGGTCAAACTCTGAGAAGTCATCAGGCGATCTGGACCAGTGGTAGACATCTGACCAATCTTTACCGAATGGTGCTGCGTTGGCAGCAGGCGCGCCACCCGTCAGCCCCTCCATCACCGCAGCCGCTGCCGGTGTGCCGACACGCTTGGCAACAGCCGCAGGCCCGGCGACGCCAGCCACGCCAGAGAGCATGTCGCCCAAGGCGGCCAAGCGGTCATATCCAGACGCATCCGCAGACGTCAGGCGAGACCCGGCGCGCATAGCGCCACCGATCGCCTCAACCGGATTGAGGTACTTGTTGACCAGCGCCAACCGATCGCCGATGCCGCCGACGTTCATCAGGCTCGGGTCTTGCGCAGGCACCGCGTTGGGGCTGCGCTCCTGAGCCATCATGTCCAAGTCGCGCAACAAAATTGCGCGCTGGAGTTCGTCGTCGGAATTAACTGCGCCACCCTCGGCGTACTTTTGGTCGAGATCATCAAGGCTTGAAGCGCGCAGCTTCATTATCTCTTGGATGTCTGCCTCTGGGATGCCTCTGTTTCTGAGTTGTTGAGGCGTAAGTCCCAGTAAGCCTTTTGCAGGCTCTCCTGTCCCCGGGGCGAGACGAAGTCCGTCACCAGCTCCAGTTCCCCCAGAAGCTCCTCGTCCGACACCGGGCGCTTCAGGCGATACAAGTCGCTCACCGCCGCGTCCAACAGATCCTTCTGCCTCTGGGATAATCCCTTCAGGTGCGGCCCGATGACTCGGCGCACCTGCTCCACGAATGCCTGCCGCCGTGGCTGTTCTGTCTGCATTGCTTCCACTCCATCTCATGACGATGACGGGCGGCATGCCCATGCTTTCGTCCCAGCCATCCGACTTCCAAGCAGCCAACAGATCTTTGAAGGCCTGCTCACCATGGTCAGCTATATACATGTCTCGGTCAAAAGGAACCCGTCCGACCTCTTCAAAGCCAAATTTTTTGTAGTATTGTGGCAAAAAACCATCCGGGAAGCGCTTTGACGGGACCGCAAACGCATCAAGGACGGTGACGCCATCTTCGATAGCCTTTGCCATAACGCTGGGGGCAGCAGTGCCCTTGGAGCCGGGTGCGTTGCTGACGACGCCGACCAGAGCCTTGTCGTCTGGCATCATCTCAACTCCGGCCCAAGAATAGTCCGGTTTGGCGTCAACGCCGAAAAACACGTCGTCATCGCCGAGCTGATAGACCGTCAGGTCTCCAGTTTTTGCGCCTCTCTTGATGTCGTCCGCAGTGTAGTTGGTCAGCGCGGGCTTATACTTGTTGTTGTTGATCGCATCAACAAAAGCCTGCGGAGAGGCGCCACCTGCGTTCACTGCTTTCGTCGTGGGTTTCCACTTATTGAGCAGGGAGTTGGTGATGATCCGCGTGTCGATCGGCGACAGGCGCATCGCCGACTCAACTGGATATTGATTGCTTCTTGTTTGGAGAAGTCGCTCCAGATCTTCGACCTGCTTGCCGGTGACTTCTTGGATGGGAAGCTGCAGGTCGAACGCGCGACGGCCCCCCTTGTTGAACTCAGGACCAAAGGCCCTGATGTTCTTCTCGCCCCAGAAATCTGGGAACATCTCAAAAGTCGAGATGTTCTGGTCCAATGCTCCAAAGACGCGGCCACGGATACCATAACGATAGCTTGGATGGACAGGCAGACCTTCTGCCAACAGATCGACAGGCGGCGCGCTGAAGTCTGGCTCAATGAACAAAAGCGTGTCTCGGGGGTTGGCGCCAGCATACCGTGGGTCAACAGTTTCCTGCAGCAAGCGATTGATGTTGGGAAGCCCCTGCTCCTGCATGCCCTTGCTGCCGATGATGTCGGCAATTCTGCTGCGCTCCTGAAAGCTTGCGTTGTTAATGAACTCTTGGATGTTCGGGCTTTCAAAGCCCGGGAAACGCTCCAGACGGGAAAGAGCTGGATCCCCACCAGCCGCAGACATGCGAACGCGGGTGTCTAGTTCTTGGAGGACGTCGCGCGGAAGGCGTTGGTCACGAGCGTAAGCCTCTGTCGTCTTGATCAGAGAATTAATGAAGCTGATGTTTGACTGATGGCTTGTCGGGTTCATGGCCGTGACGGCGATGAGGTCTGCGCCAGATCCAGCCTTCTTCGAGCCAACATGCTTGCCCTGTACAGCCCATGCCAAGCCAGCGTCTTGGCTGGATTTCAACAAAGGATAACCCGGTCCGCCCATCATGGGCTCAGGCACGTCAATCTTTGAAGCATCAATGCCAGTGTAATAACCGCCAGTTCTCGTCAAGTCTGCCACGGTTGGGATGATGCGGGCGTCAAGTATGTCTTTCGGTGTGATGCGAGGAATTGGCGCCAGAGGGGCTTCTTGGTCCGCGCGAGCGCTGTCGAACGGGGAGCGCGTGATCGGGTTGCTATACATCACCGGCACTGGGCCGGGCTGATTAAGCCGATCCAAGACATCACGGCCAACGGCGCGCATTGTATCGCCAGCCGCCTGCGTCGTGGGCGATGCCCCGAGCAGGCTCTCCATCACCGCAGTCGCAGCTGGCGCGCCGACACGCTTGGCAATGGCTGCGGGGCCAGCAACGCCAGCAACGCCCGAGAGCATGTTGCCCAGTGCAGCAAGGCGATCATAGCCGCCCGCATCGGGGTCCATCAGATCGCGGCCCGCACGCATCGCGCCGCCGATCGCTTCGACTGGGTTGAAGGTCTGATTGATCAGCGCCAAGCGCTCGGGAATACCGACGCCGAGGTCCAGCATGCCGGGCCTCTGAGGTGCCACCCGAGCGCGCGGCACGCCGCCCTGCCCCGCGAGGTCTTCTTCGTACAGACCCTGCATCTGCTGCGCCAACTGGCGCGCCATGTAGGCCTCCTCGTCTTCCTCGACAACGCCGCCCGGAGCATACTTCTGGGTCAACTCGGCAAGGCCGCCCTCGGCAAAGCCCTGAGCCATGTTGAGGATGTCGTAGCCCTCGCTGATGCGGTCAAAGCCGCTGCCCCGATACTTCGGGTCATCAATGCGCCAGCGGATGAAGTTCTTGCCCAAGATGTCGTGGGCCGCGTCGGGGTCGATGTTGGGGTTGCCCAAGAACGTCTCGCGGGTTCTGGCGTAGCTGGGGTCGTTCTCCATCTCATCGCGCAGATACATTGCCTGCGCGTTGAGAGCCTCCTGACCGGGAACGATGCGGCCCGCCGGGTCGATCAGCCCGCGATCAGCCATGAACGACATCAGGCGGTCGGCCCGGTCGCCCTGCCAGCTCAGCATGCCGACATTGGTCGCCTTGTTGGCTGCGTCGGTGTGCGAGCCGTACAGATACGCCGGATTGAAGCTGCCCTCGCGGTTGATCTCAGCCGTCAGCGCCTTGGCCTGAGCGTCCGAGAACCCGGCAGCCTTGAAGGAATCAAACACCATCTTGGCCGTCTTGGATCGATCGGGATTGGCATTGCCTCCCGCCTCGACGCGGGCAGCATGCGGCCTCGGCTCATCGGCGTAGGCCTCGTAAAGATCCTCCAAGCTTCCGGCTGCACCGCTGCGGCCCAGAGCGCGCACGGGGTCGAACTCCTGCGTGCCCGCATCTGCGGCCTTGCTCTGCAAAGTACGGATCAAATCCTGAAACGATTCCAGCAGCGAGAAGTCGGGCTTCTTGATGCCCTCGTACTTCTCGTCAAGTTCCTCAAGCCCCACAGCGCCCCCCGTCTTCCACTTAACTTTGTCCGCCCAGTAGGCCGGGCTCGACTTGCCCTTGGCGATGTTCTTTGCGTGGCGAGCCTTGAACGAGGCGCGCTTTTGCTTCATGGCGTCCGACTCGCCCTCCTTGGGCTTGCCTGCCGTGCTGGCACCCTGCTCACCAAAGCGGATGATTTTTTCCTTGCCATCAACGCGCGTCTTGACCACGTGCGACTTGGTCGGGTGGTCGGGCGTGCGGCGCGGCTTGTCGAGCGGCAGGCTGTCTTTGTCGATCATTTCTTCCTCGCAGCTCGCATGTTGTCGACGAGGTTCGGATAGGGGCGGCCCGCAGCCTCGGCCATGCGCTTGGCGCTGTCTTTCTTCTTATCCGAGAGGGGCTTGCTCTCGCCGAGATCCTTGGGGCGCTTCTTGTCCCAGACGGGCTTAGGTTTAGACGGCATAAGGATTTCCCTTCTCGCGCTTGTATTGCTTGGGCTCGTCCCGGTCACGAGCTTGCGGCAGTTCGAACCATCCGTCGTTCTTCAGGTAGATGATCGCCTGAGTGAACGTGTCCACATAATCGTCATGGTCGGCCACCGGGAATTTGCTCAGTTGCTTCATGAAAGGCTGCGCCCAACTCACAGCCTGCCCACGGTTCTTCCCGCTCTCCGGCACCCACAACAAACCCAGCTCCAAGGTCGGCGCGGCTTGATGCGCGCGGCTGACCTTGTCCGCCATGCCCGGATTATACCCGACCGCAGGCACTTTCGCTAGGCGCAAATCTTGCAGCAGGGACTGCCCGCTGGCCTTGGCTTCGACCAAGATGCGATCGGGCCTGCGTGCGCGCCTGATGCCGTCCTTGACGCTGGTGCCGCCGTACTCTGTGCCCCAGTCCTTGATCGCCCGGTTGCGCAGGTCAGGGTAAGACAGATGCTCATCCCACGCATCTATGAGCATGGCGTTGCGCTCGTTGTTGTGCGTGAAGATCGCCCAGACCGAGCAGGCTGTGGGGTCGCCCGTGGTCTTCTCGGTGAAGGCGCAGTCGTAGGACTGCAGGATGTATTCGAACTGCGGCAGCGCCTTGTCAGACGGCCAGAGCTCAAAGTAGTCCGTCTTGAGGATGCCGCCGCCGGTCGGGGTCGGATCTTGCTGCAGCTGGCCAGCCGTGCCGTACTCGCCGAGGAGCTGCTTGAGGGTGGTGATCTCTTTCTCGCCGAAGCGCTCCGGGCAGATCAGCTCGCCGATCTTCTTGCGTGGATCGTACGGGCCGAGGATGGTCCGCCGAGCCGCGCCGTCCCATTCAGCCGGAATGCAGATGTGTTCCCACCCGCCGATGTCTTCGAGGATGTGGCCGCTGATGTCCTTCTCATGCAGGCGCTGCATGACAGTGACCATGGCGTCGGTCTTCGGGTTGTTCAGTCGGGTCGACCACACCTGATCGAACCACTCCAGCGCCGACTCTCGCATGGCCTCTGACTGGGCATCCTGCGCGCCATGCGGGTCGTCAAGGATCAGGCGCGAGCCGCCTTCACCCGTTGCCGTGCCGCCGACCGAGGTGGCGATGCGGTAGCCTGTCTGATCGTTCTCGAAGCGCTGCTTGGCGTTCTGGTCGCCTGCCAGCCTGAACATGTGGCCCCAGCGCTCCTGATACCACGGCGACTGCACAAGGCGCCGAGCCTTCAAGTTGTCGCGGATCGACAGGTTGCCCGAGTAGGACGCGCAAAGGAACTTCTGTGCCGGATCGGTGAGCCACTCCCACATGGGCCACATGACGCTGACGATGGTTGACTTGGAGTGACGGGGCGGGATGTTGACCAGCAGGCGGTGGATCTCGCCTGCGCTGACAGCCTCAAGATGCTCGCAGATCGCCTCGATGTGCCACGAGGGAATGAACGGGACGCCGGGCTCAACCACATGCCACGCTTGGCGAACGAACTCGTAAAGCGATGCTGACGCCGCCCTGCGCTCCTGCTCCTTGCGGATGAGGTCCAGCATGACCTCGGGGCTGAGCTGAGCGTTCATTGCTCTTTGGGTTGGGCCTGAGCTTTAGCCATGAGTTTGGCCATAGCCGCAAGTTCGGTGTCGGTGAGGTTCTTGAGGTTCAAGGCCTGCGGCGTCATGGAGCCGTCGGAGGAGGTGAGGTCAACGTCCTGCTTCTCGCGCCAATCGCTCGGGAAGCGGTTTTTCATGTTGAAGATGTAGCTGGTCGCATTGAAACCGGGAACTGAGCCGAAGGTTGCCAGCTTGCCCTGACGCTCCCACCAGACCTGCGCGCGCTGCAGTCCGCGCTTTACGGCGCTGAAAAATTCAGGATGTTCGTCCATCCAGTTTGTAATTGTTGCCCTATCAACATCACATGCTTCGGCCATTCCTGCGAGGGTTTCACCTTCTTCGCCTGCGGCTATGACGATGTCGCACATCGAGGGGTCGTATTTCGTAGGCCGTCCGGCTGGCATGCTTCCCTCGCTCTGTCGTTCACGGTGCGGATTGGTTGGCGGCCATTATACGCTCAGTGCTGACGAAAAGGAAGCCCGAGCGTTTTGATCCTAAAATACGTTTTGCTTCTTGCCTCGTCACGCCCAACTTGCGGGCTGCGTCTGAAACGCTGACGTATTTGCCGATCGGTCGCGGCTTGCTGCCGTTGGGATGATACGGGCTGGTCATCCTGTTTTTCTGAACCTAATCGCCATCAGGATGATTGCCGCAACAACTGTCATCCACAGTTTCCCCGCAATCTGGCCGGCGATGAAGTCAAAAGATCCAAAAGCCAGCCACAAGAACACGGCGCTATCTATCGCCGCTCCCACCACGCCTGATGCGATAACAGCCAGAACCAGACGCTTGCGATGGAGGGGAGCATATACGGCGAGGTCAGCCAACTCTGAGAGAAGAAACGCGGCAACCGATGCCACGACAAGCGCAGGCGGTGAGAACTGGAAAGACAGGACGGCACCGAACAAGATGGCGGCGATTGCCCATTGCCATCCCAGCAGGCGATGCACGGCATCACGCAGGACTAAGGCCGCGCCAATCATCAGCACGCCAGAAGGGGCCATGAGGCCAAACCCTACTGGAATCAGGCAAGGTCCGTCTGGGATGCACTGGCCGACGTTGCCAATCATCCAGTTTGCTGTTGGTATTGTTGCTGCATATGCAGCCAAAGCGATGTATCCGTTCATACATGGAGATCCATTTGTTGAGGGCGAGTTTCCCAGCGCGCTGGGCATTGTGCGCCATCCCAGCGGTCAGCCATCTTGCGAGGTGTCTGATGCGGGAGATGGTGGTTTCGTGCGAGGTCGGTACTGTCCACTGAGCCGAATGGGTATTGCTTTCCAGATAACTGCATTCCGCGAAGCATGTGAAGCCACGGCATGCGTTTGTGGCGCGAGGCAAGTTCATTGAAGGCTTCATCCATGCGGCGACACCAAGCGTCAGACAGCACGATTGCATATTCTGCTGTTGATCCCACGCAGACGCGAGGCCACTCGTCACAGAGTTGAAGGAGCCGATAGATTGGCTCGTCCATATGCCAAACGGGCGCGCCCTTATGGCCATGAGGCCACTCCCGCAAAAGCGCATCTTGTTCCTGAGTTCCGGCGTCAATGACATCAGGGATCACGGCCCATGTGGTTGGGTAGTCAAGCCATTGATCGCACCACTGATAATACCCGTTCCAATTGGTCTGCTTTCCAGATTTCCAAGCTGAGAACGCGCCGTTATCCAACATCACAGACTGACCGATCATGTGAACCCGTGCGACATCCTGCGGCGCTGCATGTGAGACGCAGAAGCATCTGCCAGCAAGTTCCATTATGGCTGAGATTGGCGTTATTGGCGTGCCGTGATAATGAATCATCTCTTCACCGCGATGTATTCGAAGAGGCCGAAACCTGCCCGCCTGCAAAACAGGAAACACAGCTTTTCAGATTCCGCTTTGGCAGCCGCGTAGCGATGCAGGCCGCCGCAGCACTGTCCGACATGGTAAACGATGCGGTCACCCTTCTGCGCCTCTCCCAGCGCGCGGTAGAGGGCATCCTGCTTGGTGTCGCCGGTGATGTATATCGTGTTGCTCATTCAATCACCCCGTCGCTGAGAAAGTCGATGTCATCTTCCAGATCGGCCTTCGGTCGGCGGACAGCTTTGACCTCGGCTCCGGGGAAGGCCAGCTTCACCGCGTTGACCAGCCCGTTGCGATGCTCATGCAATGCGACAGCAACTTCCCTCATGCTGTGGATCGCGATGCCGGGTCGCTTGGCGTAAGCTGCTGGCCACTCCCTGCCGTCTTCGATGATGCCGTAGACGGTGCCCTCGTACTCATGCTCCCAGATCATCGGGTCGGAGATCGGCCTGCCCAGAGCGACCGCCTCGGCATCCATAGCGTTCAACCCACGGATGCATATCTCGACCCAGAACTTTGTCTTGTCGGCGTCCTGCGCGTCAATGGCTGCATTCAGTCCAGCCATCGCCTTTCCCCACCTCGCCGCGCTGTCGGGCGACACCAGCTCGGGCAGTCGGTCGATGCCCCAGCGTTTGTCCATCTCATTCGACGCCCCGTCGAGTGGAGCCAGCGCGCTGTCGCATTTAATTTCAGCCGCCGTCGCCTGCTTGAACAGAACCCGGTCATCTTTCTTCTGGCGTTTCGGTCTCTGAGCCATCGTGCCTGTCCTCGTTGCCTGTCTCATCAGTTAACCTTCCTCACCTTTTCCTCACCTCAGGTCACAAAACCATCCACCTCCTCACCCCTACACCCCCTTTAGGGGGTGGGGGTGAGGAGGAAGGATGTTTTCCTCACCTTTCCTCACCTTTTCCTCACCTTTGGCTTCAAGGTGAGGTGACATTTTTATCACAGTTCACCCTGCATTTCCTCGTCGCAGTCACCACAAATGATCCTTGTTCCGACCTTCGCCCACGCCTTTGCGCCGCAGCATGAGCATGTGAATTTGACCTTGGAAAGGTCTTTCTTCTTCTCGGCTGCGGGGCGCGGCTGGGTGAAGTAGGGCAGCGAGAATCCATCGGCAATGAGCTTGTGCATGGACGTCTCGAAGGCACCGCCAGCCTCAACGTAATGGGTCATCTGGCGGCCCGTCTGCTTGCCTCCCGGCTCGCCCGTGTTGCTGGGGATGAGGCCCACCCGCTCCATAAGCTTTACCCACTCCCGGTTGTGGTTGCCCTTGCTTCCGGGGGTGCCGTATTCCTGCTGCTCAAGGTGCGTCATCTCGTGAACGAGGGTCGACAGGACGGCGTCCAGAGTGCGGTCCATGGTGTCGGGATTGAGGGCGATCTCGTGGGTGGGATCGCTGTCTTCGCGGTGCTTGAACTGCTCGGCCCAGAAGTAGCCGTGTGCCTTGCGCTTGCGGGTCAGGGTGAAGAGAACAGACGGCAGGCGGTGGTCGAACAGTTCCTTGTTGAAGTGGTTGAAGGCCTTGTCGAGGTTCTCGTAGGTCTCGGCGGTGGGGGTCTGGTAGTTGGTCATCACAGCTTCTCCCATGCTGATTTATGTTTCCCGCCCTGCCAGCCGTGGCCAGATGACGTATCGCTCATGCGCACGGTGGCCCAGCCATGCTCGTTCCACTCGGTCAGGCGCTCGTAGGTGGCGACGCCGGGGTGACCCCAGCTATCGCGCGTTTCGGTGGTTTTGGTTTCAATGACGGTCATGGTGGTTGCTCCTTGTTGCTGTGTTGGCCTTCGGGATGCCAGCCCCGCAGGGCTGGTCACCGGAAGGTCATGCGCCTACTCTCAACTGGTTAAGACACAAAATCGCAGCTTTGAGATTTTACTCCGCCCTTTGGCCCGATTGTGACGGTGTAGCAGCGGCGCTTGATAAAAACTTCTACCGTGGCCAAACCGTCGATGTCACTGCTCCGGGCCTGAACGTGATCTGCAATGCGAAGCTCTGCGGCCAAAACACGGCGGGCTGCGTAGATTTGGTTGTGGGTCAAGTTGTCTGTCCAGAAGGTCATCTTGTTCGTTTCCTTGTTTGCTAGTTCGTATGACCACCATACAGCCTGCTCAGTACGATGCAACAAGAAAGTTGACGTTTGCGAAATTATTTTCGCTCACACCTCGTCGTGGCTGATCCAGTCGCCCTGCACGATGACGGCCACCTCTCTGGCCTGCCTCGGGTCGGTGATCCTATCGACGGCCAGCACGTTGGTCTTGATCCACGTCTTGACGATGGACGCGACCTTGGCCTTGCCTGCCTTGTCGCTGATGTCGATGCCGATCATGTCGCCCACGGCGACACCCACCCACCTCTTGGACTGCACGCTCTCACGGTACGGGTCACCGTCTTCTAAGGCGTTGGCCACGATCCTCTGGATGTTCCTTGCGTCCTTGGCGCTGATACCGTCGAAGGCATCGGGCAGGCTGTAGGGCACGCAGACGCCGATCCACTCGCCGTTGTCGATCTTGACGCCCTCCATCTTCCTGTAGACCGCAGCGGCTGCTGGCGGGGCCAGATTGGCCTTCCCGTCATCTACCCGGAACACCGACCTCGCCTCGGTCTCGTCGATCCCAAGCTTCACGGCGTCGTCGGCTGACATGCGGTTGACCACCCGCGCCGCCCTAGCAGCCCCGATCAGGCTGCCCGCGCCACGCACGCTGTCGATGCTGGCATCATCGCTGCCATTGCCCTTGCGGATGTGGTGGACCAGCCCGATGGCGCATTTGGTCTCGTCAGCCACGCGCCTTATTTCCGCCACAATCGCGTTCACGGCCATGTTATCATTTTCTTGAATGGCGTGGGCATTAACGAATGGGTCTATGAACACGCAGCCGATCTGCTTCTGCGGTATCTGCTTGCAGAGGTACTCGACCAGCTTGGTATTGGGCAGGACGCCGTCGCGGGTCTGGATGCCAAACTTGAGGCTGAAGTCTCGGCCCGCGTTGACGAAGAGGCGCCCGCGCACGTCATCGGGCTTGATCCCGTAATGCCGCATCGCAGCAAGGACGCGGCGCTGTATTTCCTCTAGGGGATCCTCGAGGTTGACCAGCCAGACGTTTGTCCGCTCCTTCACTTCCTCGCCCAAGAGCGGGCGGCCCGTCACGATGGCGAGGGCTTCCACGATCTGCAGGGATGTCTTCCCGATGCCGCCTGCCGATGCCAGCACGCTGACGAAGGACCGCAGATAGTGGCTGGCGTATATCCAGCGGCGCGGTTCGATGCTGGCCTCGTCGAACATATCGTAGAGGGTGGGCCAATCCGGCGCGCTCTCGGGGGCGTCCGGGGTGTCGAAGTCGTCAAGGTCTATGTCGTCGTCCGACGAAATTTCGTTGGCGGGGTCTGCCACCTTTGTTTCGTTGACGATTCTCTCCGACGAAATTTCGTTGGAGGTGGGGGCCACATAGTCGAAATCATCCATGCCGTTCTGCGGAATGTCGATCTCCGCGTTGGTGCCCCTGATCTCGGCACCGTAGGCACGCACGGCGGCGTCGAAGTCTCCACGATGCTCGTAGTGGACCCACAAATCCCACGCATCACCCCAGCAGTATGAATGCTCGCCCAGAGACTTTTGCCTGCCGACACCAGCTGCCGCGTCTGAGCCTGACAGGCTGACCCAATGGGTGCCGAAATTCTGCGTCGCGTAGCTGTGGCTGGTTTGGTAGCGGGAGCGGTAATGATGGGACGATCCGCGCCGCTCGTATTGATAGCGTGCGAACAGGTCTTCGATGGAGTGGTCAGCGTTGAAGGCGTCCACCGGGCTGACCTGATCGGGGAACTTCTGGCGGCGTTCGGCACGCTGGCGGTCACGCTCCCGGCGCGCGATCTCGGCCTGCTCCGCGGCGAGGCGGTATTGTTCCAGCCTGCGGTCGATCTCTTGGCGGATGGCGCTGTCTGCGTCGAGACGCAGGGTGCCAGCCCGGATGATGCGGTGCTGGTAGAAGATCGGGGTGAGATCCGGGTTGCGTTTGCCGAGCGGCACGTTGGGCAGGTAGATCGGCTGCCCGCAGCGTGCCAGCGCGCCGTCGGGGTGAATGCCTTGGGCGTGCAGGAGATCGAAGAGGGCGGTCTGGGCCAACTCGTAGTCGGCGCCGGTCAGAAAGGACGCCAGAGGCAGCAGGACGCGCCACTTGCGGTTTTCCGGGGTTGCGCCCGAGGATGAATAGGCGAGCAGGCTCACGGGCCCGCAGACGGCCTCCACAGCGGTCAGCACGTCGTCGAGGCTGGGGTTGCCACGGTCGATGTCGAGGGCCAGCATGCGGTACGCCCCACGCTCGCGCTGCGCCTCGTGGGATCTGCCATCATGCTCGCGGTAGGTCGAGGGGATGAAGAAGTCGGCGTCCTGCTTCTCCTTGGCCTGCGGGGTGGCGACCATGCGGGCGATCTCGGCCCAAGAGATGCCAGGGTATGTCTGGCCGGGCTTGTCGATCAGGGTGTGGAAGGAGCCGGGGGCGGTCAGGAAGCGGATGTCAGACATTGTGCGCACCACGACGCTTGCCACCAGATATAGACTGCATTATAGTTTTTCCTGTGTTTGGTTGCTCTGACACATGGAACTTGCTCCTCGCCTGTTCCGCCTGCCTTTGACTTGAACCCCGGCGCGTTGGTCTCACGCCGGGGTTCTTTTTATGTCACCACGGGATATCGTCCCCGAGCTCTTCCTTAATGCTTTGGCGCTTCTCTTCGGCCAATGGCTTGCGCGACTGCTCAAACGGGTCAGCCTTGCTCTCGACGGTATCGAAGTCATCCATGCCGCCGTCGCCATAGCGGGCTTCGGTGACCTGCACCGCGTCTAGCAGAAGGCTGATGCCGCCATTGCCATCGGGGTCGATCACGGCCACGGCCCAAGCGCGCACGGTGCCTTTGGAGCCGCCCCAGAAGGCTAGATCGGCCAGCGGCTGCTTCTGCCCGTCAATGACGGTCGGTGCCTTGTTGGGCGTGCCGTCCTTCTTCATGCCGTTGCGCTTGGCGGTAAACTGCACGATCCCGGTTTCATTGCCGTTTTCGTCCTTCAACTTCTTCATGCTGAAGATGGTTTTGAATTGGGGCATCTTGCTGTTGCGCGAGCGGCAAGCCTCGTAATGGGCGCGCAGCTCTTCGTAAAGAGGCTTGGCCTGTTCCTTTGGCATTTCGAAGGCCACGCTCCAAGCCGCGTTGGATGCCGTCGGCGCGCAGGGTTCGCTGGCCTGCTTCTGGGTGTTGAAGCGGTATGTCCCGTTCAGCTTGGGGTATTGCAGGGTCACGTTCTTGACGAGAACCTTGTGGAAGTCATCGTTGTTAGCCATGGTTTGCTCCTCTTGGCGTTGGTCTCAGAAGTCTACGTTTTGGTCGAAGATGTCATCTTCGGCGGTCTCGGCCTGCCAGCGCGGCAGACTGATAGTATTGATCAGTGGCCAGCCCGTTGTGAAGGCGGAAACTGCGGTGGCGTTGCTGATCTTTTGGAGGGTATGGGTCACGACCTGATCGGCGTGGCGCATGTAGTCGTCGGTGAGGGCGTGCAGGCAGACGGCGTGCGGCGGCTCCTTCTCCACGGCAATGAAGATGAACGTATCGGCCTTGAACCCCGCCGACCGAAGTGCGCGCAGGTAAAAGGCGCCTTGGACGTCGTAAGCGAACTTTCGCAATTCACGCGGGAACCCGTCTGGGCTGGCATCGGTGGTGGTCTTCAGGTCAAAGACAATGCCATAATCCGGCAGATAGCCGTCGGGCCTGCACTTGATCTCCACGCCGGTTTCCGGGTCGATGCCGAAGAAGGAGGCCTCGGCCACGAAGGTCGGGTCGCCGAGATACTGTTCGACGACCGGGTGAGCCTTCGCGGCATCGGCGATTCGGGCGGCCAAGTCAAACTCGCCCTCGGGCAGCAAGATTTGGCCCTCAATGTCGGCGGCGAAGCTGGCCTCCTTCCACTTGTTGCCTCGGCGGTCTTCGGGGCCACGCACGACCAAGTTCTTTTCCGGCTCCAGCACGAGGGCGTGGACGGCGCTGCCCAGCGCGAAGGCCGAGGTTTCCTTGCGGACCTTGCCTTTCCAATGGGCCAGCGACTTGGTGTGGACCGCCTTCACGTCCGAGGACGAGATCGCGGGGTGGGCGTGGTATTCCTTGTTGGTTAGCTCTCGGTTCATTTCTTCCTCCATCCGTAATATGCGATCAGCGCCGCCTCGGCCCGACCGTCGTCTTTCTTGCGCGCCCAGAGGTGGGACTGATCCGGGAAGACGCTTGATGCGTATGCTCTGGATGCGTCCTTGTCGGTCGAGAGGCCGAAGTGCTTCTTCCACGCGGCTGGCGGCACCTCGTTCGTCGGCACGCCCGCGAAGAACAGGCAGGCCTTCAGTTCTCCATATGCCTGCGCGATGCGGGCTACGTTGGCGGTTCCGATCATTCTCGGAAAATAGGGTTTCTCCACCCAAGCGCATCGTACTGCACCAATCTCGGACAGGATGGCGCGCTTTTCCTCAATGGTGCCGGGCATGTCGTAGACGCGCACGCTCATGTCGTCACCGTCCATGACCGCGATGGCTCCGGTCTTGCCGGGGTCGATGCCGATGTAGAGTGCCATCAGGGTGCCACCGCAATCTCGCCGCCGCAGGCCATGTAGCCACAGGCGTCAATCCAGTTGTCCGCGTTGCCGGGGTTAGAGTCGATGCGCGCGATCTTCAACAGGGTCATCATCACGGCCACGTCATGCGGATTAACAGTGACGCCAAGATACGCGCTCCAATACTCAGAGATGTGTTTGAAATTTCTTTCAGCATCACCGTGCGTGGCGTCACGATCCTTGGTGATGTACTCCTTGGCGGTGTCCAATATCTCGGCCCGGTTCATTTCCACATCTCCTTGTCGCGCAGGCTATCCAGCCCGGTGATCTCGGCGATGCGGTTGCGGTAGATCGCGGCAGGCACGATGCCGCCCTGCATCCAGCGTGACATGCTGGACTTCGCGACCGGGATTTGGTCGGCCAGCCAGCCGAGCTTGCGCCCGCCGTCCTTCGCCCATTGTCTGATTAGGTCTTGAGCCTTCACGGCATCCTCCTGCGTTTCGGTTCGATCTGTCTATTTGTTAAAAAAATATGCGTCAAGTGCAAATATTTTCTTGCACGGGGTGTGATAGGGTGTATTGTGGGGGCACGAACTAGCAAACAAGGATGAACAAGATGACCACCGTAACCACGATCAATACAAACTGCATCAAGGTTGAGATGTTGAATACTCAGCTTGAGCGCGAGACATACTGGATCGACCTGCGTGGAGTTTACATCGACACCAAGGCCCCGATGGTCAGCGTGACCGTTTCCCGCAAAAACGGCGGGTCAGCCCAGCTTAACAATAATGTACACCAGACGCGGATTGGCCGAGTTTGCTCGGTCGCCCGCAAGGAATTGGCGGCATATGTGAAAGGCCTGCTGGAAGCGCAGCCGGAAGCTGGCTTTGATAAGCGCATCTGATGACCCTCGAACTCGAACTCAACAGGCTTGGCATTATTGCCAAGCCAGCACCCCGCCCCCAGCCAGCGGCCTACGCGCCGCCACAGTGGAAACCAACTTACCCCGGCGAAGAACCGCCATTTTGATAGGAGACGAACAACATGTCAGACCCAACCATCCTCATCACGCTGGAGCAGGCCGAGGCGGCTCTGGAGTGCATCGACCGAGACATTGAGAGCAGTTACTCAAACCGTGACCCAAACTATCACGACGTTGGCGAGATGATGTTCTACCTGCGCCGCGCTGAACTGCGCCTGCGCTTGGCCGCCGCAATCAACGCCAACAAGGAGACCAAATAATGCGCATCAGAGACGTCCTTTCCGCCATGATCGGCACCCTGTGCATCTTCGCCGTACTGTACGCGGCCCTTCTGTTCGCCCACGGGATGGGGTGGTAAAATGGCAATCAGACTCGGAGCCAACGACACCCACATCGTGCTGACGGCACTGTGGGATTATCGCGAGACGCTGACGATTTATTACGACATTAAGCCCACGCTGGAGCTCAAAAACAAGATCAAAGCTATCGATCGCCTGATCGCATCGTACAAGAAATCGTACTTCGCGCTGGATCGGCTGGGGTTGATGTGATGACCGAGGCAGACAAACTCCGCGCATTCATCTTTGTGAAAGAACAACAGATCAAAGATTTGGAAAGCAAATACGGGACCGGTGTTAGGCCCTCATGGGTGGGAGAGGACATAACGAGATACTGGCTGTATGCCCGCGACGCCAAAGATCAATTAGCAGAACTGGAAAAGAACAATGCAACCGACTGAGATCCTTATCACTAACAAGTTGGCAACAGGCACCACCTTCGCCGTCCTCGCCAGCGACATGACGCAGAACGTGTTCATCCCGTCCAAGCTGGCTTTGGATGCCAACCTGCGCCCCGGCCAGAAGGTCATGGCGCAGATCGTTCCGAACATGAGCCAGCCGGAGAAGACGCCTTGGTTGGCGATCTCGCTGGAGGATGCCGCGCCTGTATCACGGAATGATACGCTGGGGGCCTTCATCCTCGGCAACTTGCAAGCTGATGGCCGCGCCACCGTCGAAGAGATCGCCGAGGATATGAACATGGCTGACGAAAAGATCGCCGCCAAGCTGGCCGAGTTGGTCGCAGCCGGGCGTGTGGTGCGGCTGACCTGCTTCGATCTGCCGGAGGACGTGGCATGATGTTTTGGCGCAAGGAACCAAAGACCATGCCGCACCGCGACGTGCAGGCAGAGGCCGCAATATGGATCAACAGCGCAGTGCAGGTGCTGCCGCCCAAGAGGTTCATGGACCTCGTCTACTGGGCCATCATTAGCAATCGCCAGATCGGCATCGAGGACATCGACGCGCTGGCCAACCGACTGTCGCGCATAGCGTGGGAACGGGGGCGGAAATGACCATCGACATGACCAACAACCGAGTGCCGTATGGCCTGCTGACCGACGAGGAAAAGGCTGCGCTGCATGAGCATAAGAAGGCGGGTGGAGGGTTCTGCGTGACCCGACCGCTACCAGTTTCAGAGGCGGCAGGAACCAGTTGGGTGCCTGACGCGGTTTACCGCACCGTCCCTCTGCCCCTGACCCAAGACGTGATTGCATGGGAGAAGCTGCCTGATTGGGTTGAGTGGGTGGCGAGGGATATGGATGGCAGTGTGTGGTGCTACGAGGCTGGGGGCGCTGTTCACCGCCGCATCGACGACTTCCCCGGCATCGTGCAGATCGGGACGTGTGATTGGAAAGACAGCAAGCAGCGGAGGCCACGGAAATGACTGACGAAGAACTGGTGAAGATGGCACGACTTGCTCAGCGTGATGACCGCATGTCCACAGGTGCCCTGTATGGTGATCTTGCCGACCGCATCGAAGCCCTGACCGCCGAGCCGCACGCGGAAGGCGAAGCATGGGGCATTTTGAACCCATACGGCAGATTGTGGACGCACAACACATTCCCCAGCGAGGACGCGGCGCGGCGTCACGTTGAAGCCTTTTGGCGCGGGAACCCAAACGCGGGCGATTATGTACGCGGGCTCAAGCCTGTTCGCGTGAATGTGCGCGTGACGCTGGCCGAGATTGAGGGAGAGAAGGGATGAGCAGTCTTAAACTATACAGAACGACCAAAGGCGAGATGGAACGGATCATGTGCGACATCACATATCCGCATCCTGTCTACTTCGACCGACCTTCTAAGCGGCTTGCAAAGCATGATCTCAAGGTCATGTTGCACGAGCGGGCAGAGGAGGCCAAACGCATCATTGATATGATGGAGCGTATGGCTGAGGCCAATGTCGAGAACGCGAGGCTTCGAGATTACATCAACGCCCTGCATGACTTCCACAACGCATTTGGTTTTTTCACTGTGGAAGCGCCCGGTAGACCGCATCTTTGGGAAGTGTAGCCAATGCCCCGTGAAGTCAGCAACAGCCCCGGAGCGAGGGCCTTGAGGCTGGCGGGCTATGTCAAGTTGCCCAACTTTTGGGTGACCCGCGAGCAGTACGAGTTGATCCTGTGGATGGCCCAGCAGAACCTGCCAGAGATCAGCCGCATCAAGGCCGAGGCCGAGAAAAAAGCGATTGCGGGCCACAAACTGACCCGCTAAATTTATCACGAGGGGCGCATACGAAACCTGCGGTTTTGTATTGGTCGACGGTCAGACTGCGCTACGGCTCACCATCCACCATCAGCGCCCCTCGCGATTAAACCTACGGAAGATCGGCGGGCTCGTCGATCGTTAGAGCATTCTCCTCTGGCCGCGTGCCATAGCCTGCAGCGGCGCAGAGCGCATGGCAGACTGCTTGAGCCCCTGAGAGATGGACGCCAGCGGGCCAGAAGCGGGCTTCTGAAGCTTCACGTCGCCGCCGCGAGCGAAATCTTCGCCACCCGCGAGAAGGCTACGCAGCGCCTGCTGCGAGATGGTAGCACCTGGCTGAGCCCCCGTCACAGTCCCTGCTCTGGCTGCCCCTTTTGTCCCTGCTGCAGTCAACTCTTGAATGCGCGTCTGCAGGGCAGCCATTGCCCCCTCATCGCTGATCGCGCGGCGAACAAGGTCTGGGTCTTCGGAGACCAAGATGCGGGCAACGCGAGCGCGCTCGGCGTCTGTTAGGTCGCGCGTAAATTTTGCGGCCAAGTTTGAGGCGATGCGAATAACTGCATCTGGGTTAGCCCGGAGGACGCCCGTCAGATCGGCAACAGAAACACCCATGCCACGGCGAGCGGCTTCCATTTTAGTTTCTTCTGTTGGGGAACCTCGAAGGATAAAATCAGTTGTAGCCTGCGATGACCGAGCGGTTTCCAGCTTGTTCAACACATCGTCAACCGCATCTTGGGGCAAGACCTCGCGGATCATCATCCCTTCTTTAGTTTCAGGGTTTGTCAGATTGCGTATCATGCTCTGACGCGAACCTGTTGTGGCGCGAGCCTCAAGTGTGGCCATTAAGCCAGCGCGATAGGCCTCAATCTGATCTGGATCAGTGATTTTGGAGAATGCAAACAGCTTCTCGTTCACGTCCCCAGCCAAAGCAGTTTGACCAGCCTCAAACGCTCTGTTTTGCCCTTCAATTTTAGCCACTTGTGCTCGCACTGCGCCAAGTTCAGGAGATGCCGCATCGATAGCGCCGCGCAACCACTTTTCAGCCGCAGAAAACGATTCGCCCGCCCCACCATAGCCAGCGCGATATTCTGCCGTTGCGGAGTTTTTAATGGCGCGACGTACCCTTTCCGCCTCGTCCATTGTGATCGGGCGAGTGAATGTTACATTGGCAGGCCCGATCCCGCTCGCCGGTGGCGTTGTTGCGACAAGGCCACGGAACATTTTGTTAACTTCCCCGATCGCCTCTGGCACCACTTCTAAGGCTGAAAGCACTTCGCGCGAGACTTCATCAGGTGCCTCAATGTTTTTAAATGGCGCATAAGCCGCCCTGCGTGCAGCTGCCACCGCCTCCTCATCACGCCGCTGCGCTTGAAGCGCACTCGGCGCGTTTACGTCGGAAAGATATTTCCGCATTTCATCCATTGCCTGTGCGCGGGTTTGCGCCGGGCGTGGCTTCATGGCCTCCATGATAATGGTTGATGCCTTGCCACCGCTTGCCCTGTATGCGCGCACGGCGGCCTGAATGGTCTCGTTCTCAGCCATAATCCGACCATTGATGATATCGTCGGCAATCTCATCAGCCGTCTTTCCGGTCTGCTCCGCGAGGCGTTGGATCTCGTTTTCAACGATGCTGGAGCCACGATTGCCAAGAATACGGCGTGCAGTTCCGGTGATTGCATTCAGAGCGCCGCCTGCGGCTCGAGTGGCACCGCCAGCAAGAGTTCCGCCAAATGTGCCTGTGACAACGCCTCCGGGGACTCTTGACGCCCTCTCGCCAAAACCACCTTCTCCAGTGTTAAAAGCGTAGACGCCACCCTCCAATCCCGCCAACGCCGCAAGGCGTGCGAGGCTAGGCGCGGTCACAGCGGTGGATGAACCACCAGTAAACGGGGCAGCAATAAGCGAAGCAACAGCAGGAATAGCGGCTCCAGCAGCCTCATATCCTAAAGAGGAAACTGGGTAGGCTTCTTGGTACGCCTTCAGGTTCCCACGAATTTCCTTCAGCACTTCTTCATATGAAGGATTGTTGACATCAAAACCAAGTTTCGAGGCAATAGAAGTGGCCGCAGAGCGAGCCGCAGCTTCCATTTCGTCATAGGCACCAAGCGTCAAACCGTGAAGTACGGTGCGCCGCCTTTCTTTCTCAACTGGCGTCCCGTATTCACGCTGCATGACATCCTTGATCACCTCATCCGGTGTTCCATCAGGAAAGCGAACGATGGTATTATCTGGAGCCTGAATTTCAATCATTTCGCATCACTCCAGTTCTTTGGTTTCTGGGTTCCACGTGCGGAATGTTGACCCACCTCCGTCACCCTCAGTCGCTCCAGGCACTCTAAAATTGGCCAGCGGGTTCTCGCGCGCTTGCAGTAACTCAAAAGCTTCCACACTGTTAATTTCTTTAGCGCGGAACCGCTGAACGATTGCAGCGCCTTCGGCATCATATTGGGCAATGGCTCGCACGGTATTGAGAATCATTTCGTTTCCGCCGGGCTGGTTAATGATGCGCGGCAGAGCCTGTTTAAACAAGATCGCGTCAGAATCAGTCATGGGACCAGAACCGGGAGCCCTTTGTTCTGGGACGAGGCTGCTGATGACTGCCCGCGCGGCTTGAGCTGAATCAAGGCCTTCTGTGTTGATGCCGAAGTCACCAGCAGCAAGTTTAATTGCACCTTCCATGCCTTGAGGAGAGCTGGCCAAAAGAGTTTCCAAGTGGTCAATGCGCCCAATATTTCGGATGGCTTGCATGCCAGTTGTTGAAACTTCAGCCAGAGACTTTGCATCAAGTTTGGCAAATTCTTCATCCAGCTTGTTGGCTGCGCCCGTGTCTACGTTGACAGTCGTGCCCGCCCCGCCGATGGCCGTGACTTGCCCGTCTGGCGAGACGTTGAACATTTTGCCAGCGTCTTCACCAGTTAGGCCAAGCTCTGCGCCCGTAACTTGTGTATACCCAGCCTTCTCAGCCGCAATCTGCTCTTTGAGCAGTTCTTTGGCCACATCCCGACGGTACTTGGCTTCTTCAGACTGCAGGCCTTGCAGCGCGTCATACTCCTCTCCAGCCGTGCCCATGCGCATCTTCTGGATTTCCAAGTCAACGCCGAGCCTCTTTTCGCGGGCTTCGCGCTCACGCTGGGCCTTAGCCGCCAACTGGGATGACATCTCCTCACCGACCAGACCCAAGTTCTCGGCGAAGTGGCCGGTCTTCGTAGGCGCGCCGAAGGCTGCCGCAAGGCGGAAATACTTCTCAGCCTTGGACATTGGCTCACTGTCGCTGCCCTGCAGTTGCGAGCGCAGGATGTCTTCGAACGCCTTCTGCTCTGCAGCACGACGCTCGGCGGCAGCAGCGATCTGCTCGCTAGTGACGGTCGGCGGCACGTAGCGGTTCAACATGGCTTCTAGTGCGGCGTTAGGGTCGATAGGCGGTGGCGTGGTCAGGGTATCTTCCTCTGCGCCGCCCATCATCATGGCATTGCCAGCGCCACCGTAGAGCATGTCAACCGGGCCGCCGGGGCGGTAGCCTTTCACGGAGCCGCCTTGGGCGTAGTTTTGGGCAGGGCCAATACCAAACATTCTGCCTGCCTGTTGTGCTTGTTCCAGTGTCCCGTAACCGCCACGAAGGGCGATACCATCTGCAGACACCAAAGCAAACCCTTGTGGAGTCTGAATAATACCTGCCTGACCAGTAGGGTTATCGTATCTCAACGCCTCTTTTGTAGGGTCAGACCCTTGCAATTTAATATCGGTAGTACTCCTGCCTAGGTTGAAAGCAGTAGACGCCGGATTGTTGTACATCTGTCCCGTGGCTTGTGCCGCTGCTGTCACAGGGTTACCAGAGGACATGATAGCCCCCCAATCCCGAGTATCTGTATTAGAACCAACGACGCCATAGAGCATCTCCGAGGCAGTCTGAAAGTCGGCGCCAGTGGCGTCCATGAACTCCTTCATATTCGGCTTGTTTCCAGCCATTGGTGCCGGAGAGCCAGAGCCAGCTGCGGCGGGAGACGAGGCGACAGGTGCTTGTGCCATCGGTGCTTGTACCATCGGAACTTGCGCCATCGGGGTTGGCACCATCGGGGTGGGCGACATCACGGCATTCTGCGCACCGTAATACGAGGGAAACGCCGGGAAGTTGACGCCAGTCGTGTTGAACTGCGCCTGATTGTACATGTTCGTGTTGGCCAGACGATTCTGATAGTCCGAAGCGTAACTGTTATAGGCCGCAGCGTCTGCAGCCGAAGTCCCAGTGTAAGGTGCCATAGTCGGGGTAGAGACACCGTACTGCTGCAGCAGCCTTCTGAGCTCATACCCCATGGAACTCGGGCCCGTCACCACTCCGGTATTGGTCCCGGTGGCGGGAGTGGTCGGCGTGGTACTGCTGATGTAATCCACCAAGTGCGGAGGGATTGGCGTTGTCGGGGTCGTGGTAGTGGTTGGGGTCGTCGGAGTTACAGCCGAACCACCGTTGCCGTCACTCCGAGATCCTCCACGGTCTTCCATGGAAACCATGCCGGGAAAAACACCCTGCGAACCTGCAAGGTTTCCGCCAGAACCCAGCGGAGACAGCCCTAGCGCGTTTGCAAGCCCCGAAAGGAAACCACCTTGGAAGGACGTGCCGGACTGACCCGGACCGCCACCGTTAAGCCTGTCAAGCAACCCGGTATAACCGCCGCCAGACGGAGCACCACCTGCACCACCTGCACCGCCACCGGCATTGCCGCCACCACCCGGCGTTCCACTTCCGCCGCTTCCGACATTCCCAGGACCGCCACTTCCGCCGCCACCACCCGGCGTTCCACTTCCGCCACTTCCGACATTCCCAGGACCGCCACTTCCGCCGCCACCACCCGGCGTTCCTTTGCCCTTACTAGCATCCTTGCTTGAAGAGCTTCCCGTCTTACCGCCCGGAGTGCCGCCGCCACCAGCGCCAGCAGGAGGAAAGGCAGGGATGCCAGCCGGTCCCGGAATGTCAGCACCGCCCAAGTCTTTCAGAAGACGGCGCTCATCCTTGTTGATGTAGGCCAGCATGTGCGGCTGGTTGGCAATCGTGGCCAACGCGGGCGCAACAACAGTTTTCGCCGGGCTCATAGTTGCGAAAGGAGTAGTCATCCTCGGGGTGTAAACCCCGAACCGCTGCATCAGCTTATTGAGTTCGTTTCCCATGACCGCTCCTTAACCCAGATTCTGCAGACCCTTGTACGTATACAGGCCCGTCGCCAGCTGTGACAGCAGCGAGGGATTGTAAGTCGCACCAGTGGTCGAAGACGAAGACGTTTGCGTTTGCGGCGTGATCGGCGCCATCCCGCGAATTTGGGTGCTGAGCCAATCCAGCTGCTGCTTCGGATAAAGCTGCTCCGCTTGGAACTGCGCCTGAGCCGCATCCAGCTGCCTTTGCAACTGCCCCTGCTGAGCCGCACCAGCAGTCTCCAGAGCCGCAACATCTGCCGCACGCATCCCTTGCTCCTGCTGAGCCATCGCAGCCATCTGCTGCAGCGCGCTCATCTGGCGCTGATAGTCCTGCGCCTGAGCCTGTTGTGACGTGCTCGCCGCACCAAGGCCATATTGTTGTTGTGCCTGCCCAGCCTGCGTCTGCATTTGGCCAAGCTGACCATATTGCGAGCCGCCCTGCAGGATGCGAGACAGATCTGCGCCGCTGATGCTGCCAACCGTTCCAGCGAGCTGAGCCTGACGGGCAAGGTCTGTCTGCGCAGCACCGAGCGCCTGACCGTAACCCTGCTGCGCCGCCTGAGCCTGTTGCGCAAGAATAGCCTCCTGCGTGTCGCGCAGCGCCCGAGAGCCCATATCACCCATGCGGCTAGATCCAAATTGGCCAGCCCTGATGAAGGCATCAGAGACGCCCGGCAAAAGATTCTCAGTCAGATTGCGTGCGCCCTGCTTGGCGATCACGTCCATGACGCCCGTTTGGTACGGGTTCATGTATTGACCGACCTGAGAGGCGGCAGTCTGCGCAGAGGCCTGCAGGTAGGGGTTGGCAGCCTGCAGAGCGCGCTCAGAAAGAGATTGCGCCGTGGCCTGCCCAGCCTGTCCAAACAACTGCTGCCCGGTGTCGAGACCCTTGTTTACCAAGTCTTGGCGCAGGTATCTTTCTTGCTCGGCACGAAGCTGGTCAGCAGTACCCTTGCCGCTGAAGCCCTCCATGCCAGTCTGCGCCTTGCCCATCGCGGGCTTCCAAAAGCCTTGGTTTGCAACGACGTCGGCATAAGCCCTCTGCTGCAGCGGAGAGAGTTCCGCTACGGTGGGCATGTTGTAGGCCTGATACGGCATGTTGGCGATGTTTTGCGCCACTTGGATTTGGTTGTAGATGGCGTCCTGCATCCACTTGGGCGTCTCAGTGGACGATGTGGCGTAGGATGTTGCCGTCTGCGGCGTGCCTTCGAACAAGCTACCCATCATGCAACTCCTTTAATGTAAGCCAGCGGAGACTTGGCGTCGGGGCTGAATTTGCCCTTGGCCAGCGCCTTACCCTTGTGAGAACGGATTTTCTCGCGCATCTGATCCAATCGTTGAGCGCCCGCCTTGCTTGAGCCGTCACCCAACATTGCCACAGTTTCGGCATCAATAACATACTCTCCGTCAGAGAGTTTAGCGTCGATTTCATCCGAGCGACCTGTGCCAGCGCCACGGGCAAACCGGGCGACAGCGCTCAGAGGCGAGCCGCCGTTGGCCATCATGTGGCGACCGCCGTGGGCCATTGCTGGCGGGGCCATCGCAGTGGCGGGCATCGCGTTGGGTGCCTGCGCAGGGGCTGCTGGGGCTGCTGGGGCCGCATTGTACTGGCCGCTTGTGATGTTGTTCCAGTTGCTTGCCATAAACTGGCTCAGGCTCATGCCAGATGCGTTGGCATCGCGCTGCATCTTGTTCCAATCCCAAGTGATGCTCGGGCGGTTAAAGTATTCCTGCTGCTCAGGAGACAGCGTTGAGGCCGCCTGCTTGACCTCGGGAGGCGCAGACAGCAGGCCGGACAGTGCGGATCCAGCAAAGGCAAGCTTGCCGAGAGTTCCGAACGAACCGCTACCCGCGCCGCCAGCCGCGTCACCGCCGCCGAAGATGCGCTGCAAGAATGTCGGTTGCGCGTCCGCTGCCGCAGGCTGGTTGGCGGATGCCTCGGGCTGCTGACCGCCTCTAAGGCTGGTCACCGCAGCGTCAGCCGGGCTGTACGAGATGCCCTTGGCCAAGCCGCTCAATGCGCCAGCCGCCAGCGCGCTCTTGGGATCGTAGCCCGCCGTGAGAGCTTGGCCGAAGGTTTGGCCTGCAGCGCCGATACCCTGCTGGAAGGCCGTCGGGCCGGACATGCCGCCCGCCAGCTGGCCGACCGCACCGCCCAGCACACCTTGGCCAGCGCCCTTGAGGAAGCCCTGCCCGGTGGCCGCACCCGCAACACCGCCGACAAGGCCGCTGCCCAAAAGCGCCTGCCCGGTATCCCCCAAATTCAGCCCGAGCATCTTGTTGGCAGCGCCGCCAACGACGTTGCCCAAGCCGCCGCCCAGGCCGCCCATGAGAGCGCCCTGCAGGGCGTTGCCGCCGGTCAGAGCAGAGGATGCCCCGCCGATGATCGCCCCGCCGAATGCGGTGGCCGCCGCCCCGCTCAAGCCGACAGCGCCGCCGATGGCCGAGCCCAGACCCGGAGCGATGAAGTTGAGGGCGATCGGCAGGATGGCCTTGAACAGCTTCTTCAGCGAGAAATACTGCGGGTATCCGGTCATCGGGTTGATGGTGCCAGCGCCGCCGCGCGCCTTCAGCATCGCCGCCTCTTCGGGCGAAATGTGGGCCATCATCGTGTCGCCCATGCGACCCTGACGCGCCAGCGTCCGCATGCCAGCAAGACCGCCGCGAGCGAACATCTGGGTGGCTTGGCCGCCGCCCTCACGCAGCTTGTAAAGCACGACCAGAGCCGAGGCGATGACCGTGGCATCAAACTCTGGCGGCATGTCTTCCGGCTCGACCATGTCGTCCTGAATCGCCGCCTGAAGGATGGCCTGATAGTCATCGGGACGCTGAAGCATCAGCTCAAAGAGCTCAATCAGCTCCTCAACCTGCTCAGGAGATGCGTCAGACAACTCGGCCTGAGCAACCTGCAGAGCCTGCTGGAAGCGCGGGTCTTGAGCCGCCTGTTGGATCAGTTGCTGCATTTCCATCTGTCTTGCTCCGTTACGCTATTGTCTGGACAAAACGCTCTGCCCATTCACGCCAGTCGGTAAAGTTATAGGGAACCGGAAAGTTCTCTTTCAGGCTCATGTTGTTTAGGAACTGCATAGCCCAGTTCTGCCATTGTGTCTCGTCGTCTAGCCGACCAAACGCGCCGTAGGGGTCGAGGTCGAGCGCGATCTGGTCTGCCCAGTCGCGCAACCCCATGCCCGTAGGAAGAGTGACTTGAATGCTCATCCCAGCACCGTCTTGTCTCCGGGCGAGACGTGCCCGATGATCTGGCCCATTTGATAATCCCCGTACACGGCATTGCTCTCAAAGCGCACGCGGAGCTCGCGACGCTGCTCCTTGAGCATGACGATCTGCTGTTGCGGCTCGACCACGTCTTTGGGGTCCACAAACGTGAAGATGCTGCTGACGACTTCAGGCGCGCGGGCGTTGGCTCGACCCGTAACCTGCACGGTCATCGGGCCATTCTGCACAAAGTCAGGTTCAATTCGCGTGATGCGCAGGTATTCGTTCCTACCCTGAACCAAGCTCGAAAGATCGGCTGTCTGGAAGTAACTGATAATCGGATTTAGTTCAGACCCGTCAATCTCATCGACGCCCTGCTCTTGCACCCACACACGATAGTCGCTGCCATCCCCGATGGCCCCCGTCAGCATTGGCGCGCGGAAACTGTTGCTATATTGACCAGCAGAACGGCCGTTCAGCGGCAATTCAGTGTCATACCAAGTGTTCTCTCGCACGTTGAAAATGACAGCGTGGGTGCATTCAGTCGCGTCCCCTCGGGGGTAGCACCACCAGATTTCACCGTAACGCGGAACCTTGAAGGCAAAGACCTTGTTGGCCTGTGCCTTATTCAGCCCGTCGAAAAAGTAGTTCAGGTTCATGGTGTTCGGGACTTCACGCACGACGCCGTTGAACATCAAGAAGCGGTCAACGCCACACCAGAAGAAAACGCCGTCGTAGTCAATCACGCTGTTTGCCGAAATTATTGAAGTCTCTGTCGCAACCACGTCGAATTGAAAAAGTGTTGAGCCGCCGGTGAAGGTGGCACGGATGACCGCGTCGAAGGCCCAGAAGATGCCCGCAGGGGCGGTGCCAGAGCCCGCGCGCAGGGGCAGGCCCTTGATGATCTTCTGGCCCCAGACGCGGGCCAAGCCAGCGCCGCTGCCTGTGTCAACGAGATCCGTTGGCTCGCCGGGAACAGACCACCCAATGATGCCGTCAGTGCCGTAGTAAAAGAGATATGGATGCAGCGAGACAATGCCGCCCGTGACGTTGGCGTCGGGTGGCAGGTTGATGCTTTTGAGCGGCGCAGTTCCGAGCACGTCGCCGTAAAAGATTTGGCCGCCGGTGTCGTTGCAGATGCAATCAAGATTCGGAGAGACGTGAGCCAGAATGTAATTCTGGTTGCCGCTGCTCTCGTACTGGTAGTCGAACATCCACATGTTGTCTGCGCTGTTAATGAGCGCGTCAGACCCGTTGGTCATGTCGGTGTTGGTTGTGGTGATCGTGGTCGCCGCGACAACCACCTCACCGTTGGATGCAGAGCCCGTGGCTGCCGCCGTGATGGTAATGACAGCGCCCGCTGCAGCGGCCGTGTAATTTGGTGTCGAGGCGAACGCCGTGATGTTTGCGGCCACCGCCGTGGCCGTCGTGGCGAGGTTCGTCGTGAAGGAGACGGGCGCAGACATGATCTCAACGCCGTTGATCTCAATGCTATCGACGGATCCTGAAGCCCCTCCGGTCAGGGTAACCGTGCAGGTGCCAGCCACCGCAACGGGCGTCCGGTCGGTGACGATTGATGCATTCAGAGATGCGTCCATCGTAAAACGATCCAGAGACGTCGCGCCACCCGAGTGGCAGTAGACGAAATTTTGTTGCGTGAAGTTGGTGAAGCCGCGACTGATTTCTGTCAGATATTTCTGCGTTGCTCGGTAGCCACCAATCTTGCGGGGCAGCCCGCGCTGCCACCGCACCCACTGCCCGTCGGTGTAGTTCTCCCCCTCAAAGATAGTCCCGTCCCGCTTAATGCCGGGCTGAGAGCGGAGAACGACGGTCGTTTCGGGCATCAGAACGTACCCCCGTTCACTGTGCCAGAAGGCGCAACACCCAGCGCTGTCCACGCGGCGTTCTGGTCAACCGCCGTAAACAGGGCAATGCCGGTCGTCGTGCCGCCGAGATTAATCCGCGCGCCGCTGGCCGTCGTAGAGCCCGTGCCGCCTTGGTTGATCAGCACGGGGATCGACACCGTTGACGTGTCGGCGTCCAGCATGTCGCTGCCGTCGGAATAGAGGATTGCGCGCGAGCCTTGGTTCACTGTAACGCCGCCGCCGCCCACCACCTCCACATCAAGCGTGAACGAGCCCGTCGTCTGGTTATCAACCCAATACTGCTGCACTGTGGCTGGGCAGACGACGGCACGGTTGCCCGTCAGCGTCCCCGTAAACCGATAGGCGATGCGGTTAAGTTCAGTGCCGGTCAGCGTGTAGTCGCCCGTGCCGGAGACATCGATGACCGTATAATCGAACGCGAAGGTGGCCGACTGGCCGAAGCCAATGGTGTAAAGGTCGCTGCCGTCGCTCGCAATAATCGCAGACTCTCCCGGCTGGAAAGCCAGCGTAGAGTTGCCATTAATTTCCGACGTGCCGGGGGCGTCAACCACGATGTTGCCGCTGCCGCTGTTGCGCAGATAGATGAACCAGTTGTTACCGACAACAGCCGGATCAGGCATCGTCAGCGTGCCCGCGCCACCAGTCCAGTTGAACATCTCGGCGCGGTCGCTTGGCCCTGCCGTGTAGTTGCTGTTGAAGGTGACAATCGGCACCGACTGGCTCAACAGAGCACCAACGGCAACGATGCCCGTGCCAGCCAGCGCCGAGGCGTCGGCGATAGATGTCGTTGACCCGTACTGCAGGGATTGCCAGTTGCCCGCCGCCGTTGTGTTGTTCGTCAGGTAGACCTGCCACAGCGTGCCAGCCGCGATGGTGACCACCTGAACATTAGCGGCGTTGCGAACCGTGAAGGTGTGCGCGCCCTTGTTGTTGAACAGGATGGTGTTGCCGGTGCCGCTCTTATTTGCGTCGGGCAGCACGATGCTGAGCCCGGCCGTAGACGGCGTGACGTCGATGATACGGGTGGCAAGGTTTACGTTGGTGGAGGTTTCCTCCGGCCAGCTCAGAACAACATCCGCAGAAAGCGCGATGGCGCTGTAGCTGATCTCGCTGGGATAAATGTTCGCGCCGCCGAACACATCTGTGTAGATAGGCATTACGCTTCGCTCCTATTCGCCGAACGATCCATGATGCGCTTCAGGTCTTCTCCGTTCAGAGCCTGAGCGGAACGGTCGTACATTCCTTGCCAAATCTGAATGCGCTCGTCGCTCTTGAGGAACGGTGCCGCTTCGAGCAGCGCCGCATAGAGCAGCAGGTCTGGCGCGTATTCAGTGAGCCAGTTGGTTTGAAAGTCATCGCCCAAGAAGCGAGGCTGCTCGTAGTAGAGAACCTCAAGCGTCTGAACGGTCGCGGGCGATGGCGTGATCAGCCAGTGCTGATAGTCGTAGTCAGCATAGAACTGAGGTGCGCCCGTTTGGGCCTCATCGGGCCAGTAGCTGCGGCAGTATTCATAGGACCGCGCAAAGATCGGAGATCCGTTGACCGTCATGCTGATGGTATCGCGCCACCGATCCGGCTTGAGGTAGACCGCGACACCCGCCTGCAGCGGCGTCTGCACCGCGCGGATAAAGCCTTGGATCTTCAGCTCACGCGCAATCCGGCGCTCGCCCAGCGTAATCAAACGGGGCAGCTGCTCGTAGACGATCTGATCGCTCTCAGCGGTAAAACCACGCTCAAGATAACGGCGCACGTCCGTTAACAAGCTGTCATAGGTCATGCTGTATGCCATGCGGACTCCGGATTTAGTTTCCGCGGCTGTTGCAGCATGCGCCCGTGTGCGGAATTATAGCCTTGAAAGGCGGTTAGAGGCAACCCAATTCAGAATACCCCAAATTGAGCGTTAAAGAACTCTACCATTTAACCGAGGAGTTTGGCGAGTGTCCTCGGGCCAGCGATGCCGTCGGCGGTCAAACCGTTTCTGGCTTGCCATTTTTTCAGGGCAGCCTCGGTGCCGGGCCCGAAGTCTCCGTCAGCCTTGATGCGAAGCGCGGCCTGCATTTTCTTGACGCCTTCACCCTTGGAGCCCTTGCGCAGCGTTTCAACGGGGGCAGCTTTGGCCGAGGCGGGCGCGGGGGGAGACACTCTGCCGCCCAGCGCTGCCATGGCCTTCGTATAGCGCGCTTGGCGGTCAGAAAGACCAATGTTCCCCCCGTTGATGATTTTCGTGAGGCGGGTCACATCCCCAGTGTCTGCGTCTGCGACTTCGTTCAGGTTGCGGCTGTCCCAGAACCACAGTGCGCTTTCAAGTGCGCCCTTCTTGGTCAATAGGTAGGCAGCGGCTTCCTCTGCGGTCATGCCGATGGTCTTACCAAAGGCTTCATGGTTTGCACGGCCGGTAACTTGTTTCAGACCTTTTCCTCTCATGGCCCAGCCGTCATTTTCCTTCACATTGCCTAAAGCACCCGCCTTAGAACGGTTCTTGTCCATGTAGACATAATTGGCCAGCTTCTGTGGGTTCCTTGCATACTCGTCCGGGTTCTCTTTTCCGGGGCCAAAGTAGCGCGGAAACACCTTCAAAAGGGTTTCGGTCTTGTACGAAAGCGCCTCCTCTAGCACCCGGAAGTCTAGGCTCTCATGGGCGCACTGGCTCACGAACGCCGCAATCCGCTTGTCGGTGGTGATGCCATACTTGGGCAGCATCTCGTTCAAAGCGGCGCACCACTCCTCAACCTCTTTGTTGGAGGGGATCATGGCGCGCAGTTGGTCAACGGTCAGCAGGGTCATTTCTTTGGCTTCCTAACCCGCATCTTCTTGGCAACCGCATCCATCACGGCTTCTTTCGCCACGTCTTGGCCCGTGCTGCCGAGCAGGTCACCGACGTTGCCCGTGGCCGCCGCCTTGATCGCGTTTTCTACCGGGTCAGGCAGGTTCACCTTGTCCAGCACTGCGTCCACGGCCTTCTCTTTGAGCCTGCGGCCCATGAACATTCCTACGATGCGTCCGATCATCGCGCTCAGTTGGGCTTTGATAAAGCTCATTTGGCAATTCCTTTTTGCTTTTCGTAGGTCCGCAGGCCGCCGAGACCAAGCATGCCCATCATCACGGTCATCAGCGATGCCATGTCGAACTCAGGCAGAGCTGGCAGTTCCACCCCAGCAGTCAGAACGCCAAAGACAATGACCGGCTGGAGGACGAAGTGATAGGCAAACGCACCACCACAGACCCAACCAATAAAGGGACGCCATCCGCCTTTGAAAAGGGAGCCGGATGCGGCCTCTGCTTTGTTCACGTCGATCTGCGCGACGGCCAGTTCTTGCGCGTGGCGTTCGGCCATCGTGGAGAGTTCGTAGGCCAACTTGGCTTTTTGATCCTTGTCCTCGATGAACTTGTCGAGAAGCCCGGTGACGGGACCGATTAAATTACCCAGCATCTTGGTTATCCTCCGATTTGAGTCTGATCATTGTAGCGGCTCCTGTGTTGGCGGCTCGTCGTCGTTGCGTTTATTTCGACTGTTGCCAGCGGCTAGCACCCCAGACAAAGCGCCTACTAGAAACGAGGTGATTGGCGTGAGGATGGAGAACAAAGCCCGGTCGTTCTCAGAGCTTTCACCGAGAGGCTGGGTTACGAACACCAGCGAGTAAAGAATGATGAAGATGCTGCCGCCTAAGATCATAGTTAGAGACACGCCAATGAAGTAGCGCAGCTTGGCTTCGAGAAATTCAGGATCGTTCTTGCTCATGGCGAAGCTCCTCCGGTTAGATCGTCGGCACAGTTCTTAGTTCGAAGGCAGATCGGGGGCTGGCACTCAAGTGCGCTCCAATTTTTTGGGTCTTGGCACGGATAGCGATACCAACCGTCGCCGCTGAAATAGAATACCAATGCAATACCAATTGCAAAGGCAGGCCATATCCAGTGTTCAAGTGACATCACCACCTCCCCAGATAGACGCCCCAGAAGTACAGGCCGATGCCAGACAGCGCCATTGTGACCAAGATTATACCCGCCCAAAGCAAAAAATCCATGATCGATTCGATCATCTCCCGCCGACGGTAAACCTGATCTTGCTGCTGTTGCCTCACCCGGCGCTCAATGGCCTGAAACTCTAGCCAAGCATCTTGCCCGTAAGTATATGATATTAATTGCATTAATTCTTTCCGCTGCTGTTGGCACTGCTTCTGCGCTGCGAAAATATCAATGGCGCTTTTTTGGTTGCTGCCGCCGAACAGCGTCTTGAACACGCCCGGAGGCTCGTTGGCCTTCTCTGCAGCGTACGCGATATCAGAGACAGCCTTGCCCCACTCCGACAGCTGAGACGCCATGTCTTGGATTTCACGACCAGCGGCGATGCCTTGTTTGAGGAGGCTGAAGGCCTTGCTGCCAACGCTGATGGCCATGCCAATGCTAACGGGATCAAACATCTTAAGCTCCTAAGCATTTAGGGAGCCCTTATGTTCTCCCCAATGCGCTGTACGTTTTCGTCATGTCAGCCCGAGTAAAGGGCTGATAGTTTTGTTTCAGGTGTTTTGGCATTGGGATCTCCCGGATCTCCGCCCCCGTTTCAGAGGCGACACGCCGAGCAACATGCATGAACGACTGCGCCGTTCCCGTGCCGACATTATACACACCCGAGAGGGGTAGGTCAAAGAAGCGCTTATGAATGTCGATGACTGTTTCGACCGGGACGAAGTCGCGCAGGAAATTCTCGCTGCCCTCAAACACCTTGATCACACCGTCAGCCGCCTGCCGCCGGAAGAGGCTATGCGGCGACGGCTGATCCTTGTGATCTTCGTGCGGGCCATAGACGTTGAAGTACCGAAAGAGCTGCACGGGAACCGACCAGTTATGGCGCTCGACGTATTTCTCCACGATGAACTTAGACAGCGCGTAAGGGTTCAGTGGCTGCGGCTTGTCGGTCTCAACGAAGGTGGTGTTGTCTGGCCCATATACGGCAGCCGACGAGGCGATCTGGATGGGAATGCCACGCTCCTCGCAGGCTGTGATAAGGCGCACGGAAGAGATGACGTTCTGCTGCAAGAGCGCGTCCCAATCCCGACATGCCGTGCTGCTGATGGCGCCGAGGTGAATGACCCGCTCTATGCCGTCAAGGTTAGGCTCGCCGTCGCCCCACTCGTGGCCCACCGAACCCGGCAGAGCCTCCATCATGTTCTGGCCGATGAAGCCGCGATGTCCGGTGATCAGAATGGCCATTGTGCTTTGTCATCCACCCAAACGTCATAGGACGGCTTCCCCATCCACAACTGGTGATACTTGCACCCCCACTGGTCAAGCTGGCTTTTTGTCAGCTCCGACCAGTCTGTGCTCGAGGCCATGCCGCGTGCGGTCCAATAGATGATCTCGTGGCCCTGATCGTACAGATCGTTGATCTGCGAGATCCGGTCGATGTAGGGCTCAGCGTCATGGTAGGCGCTGGCGGTCTGACTGCAAATGGTGCCATCAATGTCTACGACATACCTCAACGCAAAACTCTCCCACGCTGCAGGGTCGATGACAGCCCGTGGCGTCGTCGGTTGTAGTGGATCTTCACTCCGAGCTGCTCGCACAAATCTTTGCCGGTGAAGTTCTTGCCCTTGTACTCCTCGCCAACGATGCGGACGGCGGGGCAAAGGAGAGCGATCAGGCGCTCAAGTTCTGCCTCCGTCTGGTACGTGATGATTTGAGAAACGTATCGTACTGCGCTGAGTTGGATGTGCCGCTCGGACAGATCTTGCATCGGCTTTGATTTGCTTGGTCGCTCAAGGCTCGGGTCAACGTGCAGCGCGCAGACAAGGACATCGCACAGGGATGCGGCCTCCTCCAGCATGGCGATGTGCCCCGCGTGCAGCATGTCAAAGGCGGAGGCCGTGAACCCGACGGTTTTCATGTCTTCTTCACCGCGTAGACGCCCGGATGCGTGCAGGCTTGGGCCGCATAGACGTTGGCCGCCGAGAGGGCTGACGGCATGTCGCTGTCCTTGGTGTAGTGGTAGGCCAGCGCCGCGAGGAAGGTGTCGCCAGCGCCGCAGACGTCCACCACGTCAACCTTGGGTGCGGAGAAGTTCTCGCCCTTGTACCAGCATCCGCCAGCGCCGCACGTCACGATCAGATCGTCCGGCTCGCTTTTCAGCTTGTCATGCTCAACGCTATTGATCTTGAATATCGGGCCTGACAGCGGCTTCAGGTGCGTCTTCTTGGTGTCAACAAAGATCGGCCCCCGGTAGGCGTTGATGAGCGCCAATAGGTTGTCTTGGGTGATGAAGCCCTTGTTGTAGTCCGACACGACGATGGCGTCTAACTTAGAATAGAACTCAGGCGTGTTGACCTTGTAGGGCTGGCTCTGAGCGTCCTGATCCACGCGCATGAGCTGGGTCACCCCATCCTCAGCATAGAAGCGCGTCTTCTTGGAATATGGCTCAGACGGGAAGTGAACGGTGACGTCGCAGAAGGCGCGAAGGTTCTCAGCCACGTTGGCCGCCATGCCGGGTGATCGGCGGGTGTGCGTCTGCCGCAGGAGGGTGGCCGCCGCCTCGGGGTTCTTCCGCTCCGTCGTCCCGTAGACATAAATGTCCTCGCAGACGTCGCCGATGACGAGGATCAGCATCCTTGACTGTCTCCCGGCAGGACGCGGAAATTGTCCTCAACGGTGTCTTGGCTTGAAACCTCAATGATGATGCCGGGGCCTTCTACGCAGTGCAGTTGGTGAGGCAGGAGGGGCGCATTGCGCCAGACATCTCCCTTGCGGAGATACTGAGAGTGCGGGGTCGCGGTCTTGGTGTCTATGGTCGTGAGTTTGAAGACGCCATCAAGGACGTACCACGTCTCGTCCTTGTCCCGATGAAAGTGCATCGAGAACTTCCTCCCCGGCTCGAAGCAGAGAAGTTTCCCACAGTAGGTCTCCGTCGAGGCAAAAATCTCCTCGTGTCCCCAACCCTTTTCGACGCGCATGCTCAATAATCCCTGTCGTTGATTTGTCGGCAACGTAAGGGATTACGACGACCTTTGCCAAGTCTCTTCCGACAATATTATTTGCGCTATAGTCACCGCCTTTAGTGATGACGTCAGGACGCAGGCTTTTGATCAGCTCGTAGGGGGTGTCCTCGTCAAAGATCACCACCTCGTCAACGCAGGCCAGCGCCCGCAGAACCTCGGCCCGATCCTCTTGGGAATTGATGGGACGATCTGGGCCCTTGATCCGCCGGACGGATGCGTCAGAGTTCAGGCCGACGACCAGCTTTGTGCCGAGCGCTTTTGACGCCTGCAGGTATCGGATGTGGCCGACGTGCAGAATGTCGAAGCAGCCGTTGGTGAAGACTAGCATGACAGGTCGTCGTTGCGAAGGGTGCTCCTGCCCTCTTTCGGGCGGCCCAAGATCGTCGTCTCTTGGTCTTTCACGTCATATGCGAAGACGCCCATCTGGTGGATCGGGAAGATGTCGGCGCGCAAGAGAATGTCGAGCGGGGCGTTGATCCCGTACTTCAGGACGTGGGCCAGCATGTTCTTGGCCACGGCAGGATCGACGGCATAAGCGTGAGCCCGGCAGATGAAGTGGTAGTTGGGCCCCTCGCTGGCATGCGGCGGCGTTGGCATGACACCCCAGCCTTGGTTCACCTGCTCGTTGCTGCCGAGATAGCAGATCGAGTTGAAGACGGCGTGCTGCGTATAGGGCTGCACCATGACGGCGTCATGCTCAAGGATCACGAGCGGTCGGTCTTCCAACACGCACTTCTGCCAGAGGCTGATGTGGCTCAGGGCGCAGGCCACCTCGCCTCGGGTCATGTAGTGGTCGGTGACCTTGACCATGGCAGGCACGCCGCCGTGGTGCTCTGGCGGCTGGATCGGGTTCTGGATGCCGTCGTAGGCGTCCCAATACATCCACGGCATGCCAGCCAGATCGCAGCTCTCTGCTGCGCGCTGCGCCTTCTGCATCGACATCTCATGGTTCGGGATGCGGATGATGTAGGCTTTGGTGACGGACTGGTTGTAGTTGTAGTTGAGGGATTTCACGGGTTAGCCTTTGGTGATGGCGTGGACATGGTCACTGCCCACCGAAACCTGCATCCAGTTGGTCGACGCACCAATTTGAACAGGGCTGGACTTAGCAACAACAGTGCCGTCGCCGATTTGACCAAATGGGTTGTTACCCCACGAAAAAAGAGTGCTCGACGTCGTGACGCAAGCGCTGTTAGTAAGCCCCGCTGAAACCCCCGCCCAGTTTGTTAACGCGCCGACTTGAACAGGGCTGGAGCGGCTAATCGTGTCCCCAAGGCCAAGACGCCCTTGACCGTTACTACCCCAAATAAATAGAGTGCCCCCCGCTGTAGTGCAGGCTGTGTGTTGACCCCCCGCTGAAACCTGCGCCCAGTTTGTTAGTGCGCCGACTTGAACAGGACTAGAAAGGTTGATGCCGTTGTTGTGGCCGAGCTGACCGTCGCTGCCGTTCCCCCATGAAAAAAGGGTGCTGTCAGTCTTGACGCAAGCGGTTAGGTTTCCACCGGCTGAAACCTGCGCCCAGTTTGTTAAAGCGCCCACTTGAACAGGACTAGAGCGATTGATGATTGTGCCGTCGCCAAGCATGCCTTTTCCGTTGTAGCCCCACGACCACAAAGTTCCGTCAGTTTTAACGCAGGCAGTATGCAAACCGCCCGCTGAAACCTGCGCCCAGTTTGTTAAAGCGCCCACTTGAACAGGACTAGAGCGATTGATGATTGTGCCGTCGCCAAGCCGCCCATAGCTGCCGTCCCCCCACGTGAACAGCGTACCATCCGTCTTGACACAAGCCATGTGATCTAGGCCCGATGAAACCTGCGCCCAGTTAGTTAGTGCGCCAACTTGAACAGGACTAGAAGAAGACGCAACACTGTCGTGCCCTAGTCGGCCACTGGCTCCGTTACCCCACGTAAAAAGTGTGCCCGCCGTCGTAACACTTGCGGCTTGACTCCGGCCCGATGAAACCTGCGCCCAGTTAGTTAACGCACCAATCTGAACAGGACTAGACTTGTCGATGACAGTGCCGTCGCCAAGCTGCCCGCTGGGACTGTTGTCCCCCCAAGCATAAAGCTCCCTCGGCAAAACCTTCTGCGGCCAGTTCCCCGCCTTTTGCAACCCAAGCTGCTCAGCCAGCGTCCAGACGCCAGACGCGGAACCGCCCTCGCCGTCAACGGGTGCGACGACCGTGGGCGGTGTCTTGCTGATTACGCCACCGGGGAAGCGGTCGCCCATCGGAAATACTCCTTACAGAGCGTCAACAGCCTCGTGGGTCGTCGCAGCGGCGATCTCGTCCATGCGGGCCTCAAAGACAACGCGAGCCGCATCCACGACAGCAGCGTCATACTGCGTCTCGGGATACTGGTCGGTTTCCTTGGCAACCTCTGCGTCAACCACAGCCTTAAACTCAGCCTTGGCAGACCCCCGCAAGCCATCCTTGCGCTCGTCAACCTCAAGCTCGCGCTTCGACCAAACGATCTGCGCAGGCTCAACGTCGATGTCGATCAGGTGCGTGGTCATCATCTCGCGGTTAGCCACAAGATCAGGCATGACTTCTACGGCCTCGCGCCAGCCGGGCTCAGACGCCAGCTTGTCAGCCGACGGCTTGTAGTCCCAAACGTCTTTGACTTGGCCGTTTTTGACGCGAATCCAGTAGCCCGTTTTCGTAGGCATGGAGCAACTCCTTTTTCAATTCTCCAAAGACCGTGACCCAGTCTCCGTGTCCAGTTTGACGGAACAGCCGCACGCTGTCGTACCACTCCGTCGTGTTTCCCGGCTTTGCCCAAAGATAATACGGAAGCACGGGCGTGACAATCCATGTCGGTATACCCATTGCAGCCGACATGTGGGAAACTGATGTGCAAGACGATACCACAAGATCGCAGGAAGCGATAGCCTGCCGGGTGTCTTCCCAGTGCGCCAAAGGCAGCTCCTTGACCCACGCGGGCCTGTGCTCCGCGCCCTCGTCGCGCTGCAGGCTGACATATTCAACATCCAAGCCCTTCACCGCGTTGAACAGATACTGCGCCGGGAAGATGCGGTGCTGCTCATGCTCGAACTGCGGGTTGCCCTGCCAGCGCAGGCCGATCCGAAACTTGTCGCCCTTAGCTACATCTGGCTTCGGGATGTAGGCCGACCCGTCGATGTGCTTGTACTGCCAGCCCAGCGGAATGCTGGCCGTCATGCTGGGCACCCAGAAGTCATGCACCACGCCGAAGGCAGCCTCGTGCTGGATGACCATGTCCACGCCATCAACCTTGCGCATGGTCATCGCCAGCGCGCCGGAGCAGGCCACGATGACCTGATTGCCGCGCTTCTTCAGCTCGCGGGCATAGCGGACGCCGTGGATTTGATCGCCGAGGCCAGCCTCCAAGTTCAACAGGATCGTGCCCGTCGATACCCCATCCCAGATCGGCGTCGGCACTTTGGGTGCCTCGTTGCCGAAGACCTTTTCGATCCGGCCTCTGTCCAGCAGCTTCATGCCGTCCAGCAGGTGGCCCTTCCGCATCTCGTACCAGCCGCGATTGAAGGCCGCGCGGTGGTTCTTCGGCTCCTTGATCGCCAGCTCCTGAGCAATCTCCTCGCCGCGCTTGAAGTCGCCGATGATCCCGGCGGCCAGCTGCATGTCGAGCGGGTGGATCATCTCGGTCGTCAGCGGCTTTTCGCGCCAGAAGCAGGGCTGCACGAAGTTCTGGCGCATGTGCTGGAGGATGTCTTCAGGGTCGTCGTTGTGACGCTTGGCCAGCTTCGGTGCCACGGTATGCAGGCCGGGGACGTTCCAGATTTCCTCGTCGCGCTCCTTGGGGGCATGCTCGTCGAGGTGGTTGAAGTCGTAGTCGAAGTCGCCGATCTCAAGAAACTCGTGGATGCGGGCGAGCTGCTTCTTGGGGTCGGCGATCAGGTCTTCGTACTCGACAAAGAGGAAGCAGGACTGGTCGTAGTTGAAGCCCGTGAGAAGCACCTGATAAGACTTCTTGAGGTGGTCGATCAGGTCACTGTTGCGGAGGAAGTCCTCGACATCGTTGGGCTTCGCCACGCGCACGAAGGATGCCGCGCAGTCGTCGATGTTGCGAACGGTGGCAATGATCTTCGGCTTTCGGCCCAGAAGTTCGTGCAGCACGCGCAGGCTTGAGACCTCGGCCCAGTTCCGCGCCTTGTCGATCACGACAGGCTTTTCCACCTTGGCGTACTTGGCGTCCATGATGCCACGCAGCACGGCCTTGATCTGGTCTTCGTCCGGTGCCGCCTGCTCCGCCGAGCTGCCCTGCCACGCCTTGAAGGTGTTGAACATCACCTCGCCCATGCCGCTGGTGGGGCTGGCGTGAAGGTCGGGGTGCTGGTTCAAGAGCGCGGCGAGGACGGTGCTGCCCGAGCGGGGAAGGCCTGCGAGGAAGTGGAAGGTTTTCTGGAGCATTAGTTGGTTGCGCCTTGGAGGATGGCCAAAACATATCCTTGGCCTGCAGAAGCAGAGAACCACGAGGTTGATGCGCCAACTTGTACTGGGCTAGAACGGTTTGTGGTGTTACTTTGGCCAAGCTCGCCTTGGCTATTTTGACCCCAAGCCCAAAGAGTGCCGTCGGTTTTGACAGCTGCGTTGAGACGGTTGCCTGCTGATACTTTTGACCAGTTAGTCAGCGCACCAATTTGAACAGGGCTGGAGCGGTTGATGATGTTGTTTTGGCCGAGTTGGCCTGTGTCATTGTATCCCCAAGCCCAAAGAGTTCCCGTTGTTTTTACGGCAGTTGCGTGGTAGCTGCCCGCAGAAACACTAGCCCAATCCGTTAGCGCACCGATCTGAACAGGGCTAGACCTGTAGATATTATTTCCTCCACCCAAACGTCCAAAACTACCCTTGCCCCAAGACCATATAGTGTTGTCAGTCTTTACGGCAGTCGAAAACTCACCTCCGGCAGATACCTGCGCCCAATTTGTTAGGGCACCAATTTGGACAGGGCTTGACTTGTCGGCGACAGTGCCGTCTCCGACTTGGCCGCTGCCATTTCTTCCCCAAGCCCACATTGTGTTGTTAGTTTTCACCGAAAGCGTTGAGTTTAAGCTGGAAGAAGTAGAACTCCAATCCGTCAATGCGCCAACTTGCACCGGGCTAGACCGATATCCAGTTGTCGCGTTGATGCCAAGAGCCCCAAAAGCGTTAGCCCCCCAAGCCCATAGAGTTCCATTGCTCTTAACCGCAGAGGAGAACGTGGAGCCAGAAGAAATTGAGTACCAGTCGGTCAGGGAACCGACCTGCACAGGGCTGGAGCGGTTGATGACGTTGTTCTGGCCGAGTTGGCCTGAGGTGTTTAGCCCCCAAGACCAAAGTGTCCCGTCTGATCTTAAGCCTAAGCTATGACCACTTTCTGGGCCCACCGAAAGAATAGACCATGTTTGTGCGGAGCCGACCTGAGTCGGGCTAGACACACTGACTGTCGCATTCAAGCCTGTTCGGCCGTCTGTTCCTGAACCCCACGCATACAACTCATACGCAGGCAACCCCGTCCACGTCCCTGCGGCCACGGCCTGAATCTGCTCTTTTAGGTTCCAGACGCCGGAGAAATTGGGCATTTATACTACTCCGAGGATAGCGAAGGTTTGAGCCCCACCTGACGAAACTTGCAGCCAAGTCGTAAGGGCGCCAACTTGGACGGGGCTGGATAAGTTGATATCGTTGTTATGGCCAAGGCGGCCGCTTCCGTTGTTTCCCCAAGTAAACAGTGTCCCCGCCGTTGTGATGCAGGCGGTCTGGGTGCTACCCGCCGCACCCTGTGCCCAATTGGTTAAAGCGCCAACTTGAACGGGGCTGGAGAGGTTGATGCCGTTGTTGTGGCCGAGCTGACCGTAGCTGCCGTTCCCCCATGAAAAAAGGGTGCTGTCAGTCTTGACGCAAGTGTTGAAGTAATTTCCCGAAGAAACCTGAGCCCAGTTCGTTAGAGCGCCGACTTGCACGGGACTGGAATGGTCGACGACGTTGTTGTGGCCGAGCTGGCCAAAGTTGCTGCTGCCCCAAGTGAAGAGAGTGCCTGCTGTCGTGACGCAAGCGGTAAAACCAGTTCCTGCCGAAGCCTGAGCCCAATTTGTTAATACGCCGACCTGCACAGGGCTGGAACGGCTGATCGTGTTGTTGTGGCCGAGACGGCCGGATTGATTGAGTCCCCACGTAAAGAGTGTTCCCGCCGTTGTTACACAGACGGTGTGGAAGTTTCCTATAGCAGCCTTTGCCCAATTAGTTAAAGCACCTACTTGCACAGGGCTAGATCGGCTAGTTGTGTCGCCAAGTCCGAGACGGCCATAGCTCCCGTTGCCCCAAACAAAGAGCGTTCCCGCTGTCGTGACGCAAACGGTGTGAGCCCCCTCGGCACGCGAAGCAACCTGCGCCCAATTGGTTAAAGCGCCAACTTGAACGGGGCTGGATAAGTTGATATCGTTGTTATGGCCAAGGCGGCCGCTGCCATTGTAGCCCCAAGTAAACAGTGTCCCCGCCGTTGTGATGCAAGCGGCAAAGTTATAACCTGACGCAACTTGTGCCCAATTGTCTAAGGCGCCAACTTGGACGGGGCTAGAACGGTTGATAGTGTCGCCAAGGCCAAGGCGGCCGCTTCCGTTGCCGCCCCACGCATACAACCCGGCCCCAGAGTATATCTCGTTCCCCGTATCAAACTCCGTCAGCCGCCCCGGCCCGAAGTTGTTGACCGCCTGCGCGCGAATTTTGAACGTGCCGCCGCCGGGAGAGATCGAAATAGGTGAAGCAGACCCAGTAGCCCCTGTCGAGACGCCCGTGCTCTCGTCAATCGCCGTGACGATGTACGACGTGATCGCGCCGTCACCCGTGTCGGTGGGCGCGGTAAACGAAACGCTGGCCGAGCCGATGCTCGTGCTCACACTGAGATCAGTGGGCGCGTTCGGTGTACTGAGAGGCGTGAAGGTGCCTAGTGTGCCGCCTTGTCTGCGAGACATTGCTCACTCCTCGGTCAAGATATTTCCTCATAGCTCACTACGACCTTGAGGTCGCTTGCAGAGCCAGCAGTCGCGCCAATCGACTTGTCTTCCTCAAGATAGATCGAGGTGTTCCGGTCGATGACAATGAGCGAGGCATCAGCGGGGACCGAGACCGTGCTTACGATCTGGGTGGCCGTGCCGCCGATGTTGTCCTCGCTATAGAGCGAGATCGTGATGTCGGCGGCGTTGGTTCCGTCCACGTTCGAGATGATCAGCGACTCGATCTTGAAGACCTTGCCGCTCGCGGCAGCATTCTCAACGACGAGCGTCGCGTTGGTGGTGGTGAGGTCAACCACGGCAGACTTGCCGATGATTGAGGTGACGTTGACGATGTTTGGCGCGGCCATAGCTTATCTCCTTATCCAAAAATCAGGGTGAAGGCGATTGCCTTGCCAGCTGAGATGCCCGCAGAGCCAAACGACAGGTTTCCAGAACCGTCTGTGACCACAGCCTGACCCGCAGTTCCGTCTGCTGTCGGATAGGTCAGGCCCGCCGGGTTGTTCGCGATCTTGATGACCGTACCAGACGCATTTTCCGCGTACAACGCCATGTCAGCGTTGTTGATGTTGATCGCAAGTTCGCCAGGGCTCAGGTTTGCGGCGAGCGGAACTGTACTGGCAGTGGTGCTGCGGTACAGCTGAATCGGAGTAAATCCGGTCTGCGGCATGGCTGTTACCTCTTTCTAAGGTGGTTGGCGGGCATTATGCCCTTAAATTCGGAGCAACGCGATAGCTTATTCATCAAAACGTCCCCCCATCCATTCCGCCCCAGCTGGGCGCGCTCGCACCATTCGACAGCAACACCTGCCCCGCTGTGCCGTTGGCCAAGAAGGCAGTGGCACCTGCGCCGGTCTGATACGGGATTTGGCTGGCCGCGCCGCCTGCGAGATTGGTGGCTGTCCCCACGGCGAGCGTGGATTGCGTCCGGTTCTCCCAGCGCGAATCGACGCTGTCGTAGACGATGACATCGCCGCCCGTCAGCGAGGTGAACTGCACGTTGCCGTCGGTGCCACCCAAAACCGAGCCGAAAGTTGGACGCACGAACAGGATGCCGTTGGAGGCATCCGCGTAGACGACGGCAGCCATAAGGGCGATGGCATTCGGGGTGTTCGGCTTCGTCTTGGTCAGACCGCCCGTGACAGCCGGGTTGTAGTAAAGCACGTCGCCCTGAACCCAAACCTCAGCGCCGCCCGTGGTGTTAATGCCCTTGATCTCGCCGAACTCAACGACGGTGATCCAGTCGTTGGTGATCCCGGTCTCCATAGCAACGCCGAGGATGGAGCTGGCTTGGTCAGCCGTCAGGCCCGTGGCGGGGGCAGCCGTCAAACCGCCGCTCGCGCCCAGCGTGCCCGTAAACATGAGCACTTGACCCTTAGATGCACCAGCCGACAGCTTGACGCGGTAGTACATCTCCTCGCCGACATGCTGGATCACCGCGCCGTTCATCTGGAACGCCAGCGTCTGGAACATGTCGGCATCGTCGTAATAGAGCCGCCCGGTGGCGTCCACCACAGTGGCCGTGGTGTCGAACTGGATGAAGTCCGGCGAGCTGATGCCGCCCGTGACGCCGGTCATGGAGGTGATGTCGGCATTCGCGCCAGAGGCGGCCGCGCTGAGGTTGGTGCGGGCGGTGCCTGCGTCCGTAGCCCCGGTGCCGCCATTGGCCACAGCAAGCGTGCCCGCAATCGTGATCGTGCCAGACGTTGTGACCGGGCCTCCAGTGGTGGTCAGGCCCGTCGTGCCGCCGGACACGTCGACAGATGTCACCGTGCCGGATCCTGCGACGTCCCACACGAAGGCCGACCCGTTCCACTTCAGGAACCTGTCAGTGACAGCGGGCGCGTCGATGAAGGCGCTGGTGTTTGATCCAGTGTTGTAGACGATCTTGTTGGCCGCACCGCCAGCCACATTGGTCGCGGTCCCCGCATTGCCCGTCACGCTGATAGACCACGTCCCCGTGGCATCCGTGCCGGATGTCGATGGCGCGCCGACGTCGGCATAATCAAGGACGACAATGCCGGTCTGCCCGTTGACCGAGGCCACGAGGTTTGTTTGGTCGATTTTCTGCCAGACAGTCCCGTTGAAGATCGCCCAGTCGCCGATCTGCCAATCGGTGATGCCGTCCAAGTTTGTGGATCCGGCTGTACTCACGATGTAGTAATAACCGTTTACCCCCACCCCAGACGCAAGGGTCGGCGTGTTGGTTGATGCATTCCAGCCGCCCTGAAACGACAGACCGCCCGTGAAGCTCGCCGTGGTGGCGCTGGTGATGACGCCCTTGGCATTGACGGTCAGGACGGGGATTGCCGTGGATGAGCCGTAGGTGTTTGCCGAGACGCCGGATGCAGGCAGGTCGGCGTTGACCATGGCGCGAAATGTTGTTGGCGCGTCTGCCCCGGCCGCAGGCCCCGCGTAGATGACGTTGGCGGGCTGATCCACGACCAGAATCGCCGAGCCCCACGTGTATTCATTGGAGCCGTTCGACACCAGAACTTGGCCCGCACTTCCGACCGGGCCGACATAAAGGCCATCAGCGCCGCACCAGATGATTACACCAGCGTCAGCAACGAGGCTGCGTGCCGTGCCGCCTTGGTCGAGCGGCAAGATGCCATTGATCTGCGCTTGGTCGGAAAGATCAACTGCCGGGTGCTGGTGGTCGGCGCGAGCCATGTTCGTCGAGACGCCAGCCGTGCCCGTGCCATCCAAAACAAGCGGCGTGGCATTCGACAGGTTGGCCGTCAGCGTGACATTGCCCGTCAGAGCCCCGCCACCGCTCAGGCCCGTCCCAGCGATGACCTGACGGCTCTCCGGCACATAACCAGATATCGTCGCCGGGATCGTCGTGGCCGCCATGACGCGGCCCGTGGTGTCAACGGTCAGGACAGGGATTTCGGTGGCCGAACCATAGGAGCCCGGCGTCACGCCCGAGTTGGCCAGTTGCGTTGACCCGACGCCGCCGTTGGCGATCGACAGCGTGACGTTGGAGGACAGTTGGCCGCCACCCTGCAGGCCCGTGCCAGCGATCACCTGCCGCGACGTCGGAACGCCAGCCACGCTCAGAAGGTCACCCACCCGGATCTGGTAGTTGTTGCCCTGATAGACGATCATCATCAGCGAGTTTTCGTCGGCCACAGGCGCGACGGGGAGCTGCGTGACGCGGGTTGGGATCAGATTGCTGGGTACGTCTGACATTTATAGCTCCAGGTATCCGTCACCATCTTCGGTGATGATGAACTCGTTGCCTTGCTCTTGGATCAACCCGGCGGGGCGTGTGTTGATCGGCGTGTCGGGGCGTACAAACGGGAGCACGATCTGGTCCGGTCGGCGAGGGGCGAGGCGATATGGGTCGTATTGGTCGCGGTCTTCTTGGCAAACCATCAGCCCCGGATAGTTCGGGTCCGGGGCCAGTTCGGAAAGAAACATCTTGCGCGAGCAGCGTCCGCAAATCCCGATACCGTATGTCGGTTGGCCCGTAGGATCGAGGTACAGCGAATTGCTCATGCGGTGTACGCCCTAATGCCAGGGTTGATCTGGATCGGCGAGCCGTCATTGTCGCCGTCCCACGCACGCTGCATGCTCACTGCCGCACGCTGGTCCAAGATAGGCATCAAGGCAACGTCAACCTGCGGCGTCTCGGCGGCGACCTTGCTGGCCAAACCATCGACGATGGCCTGCAGCCAGCGCTGCGGCACCTCAACCTCCTGCTGAAGGTTCTCGGTGTCCATGATCTGGCGGTGACGCCACAGGATCAGCTGCGCCTGCTCCGCCGCCGAGAACGGCGCGGGCCAAAGGTAAACCACAGGCTCCGGCAGGTCGCGCTGGAAGTAGTAGCTGCTCGGGCGGCTGGGGAACTGCAGGTTCGACTGGTTCACATACGAGTCGCGGTTCAACTGGCCGAGCGGGATCTGCTGCGGCAGGTTGCCCAGCGTGATCTCCGAATAGTTCAGGGTGCCGCTGGTCGCCACGATGCGGAAATAGGCATAGGCCAGGGCGCCGCTGATGTCGGTCCACGTGATCTCGCCAGCCGATGCCGTGACACTTGATGTCCCCACGGTCGTCCACGACGAGCCATTCGTGCTGACTTGGAAGTTGACGGGCACGGCAGCCGCCGACCACTTGATGCCGACCGTGTTTACCACCGTCTGCGTGGTGAAGTTGACGGTGTAGCTGGTGGATGTGGTGACCGTAGCCCCGTCCAAAAGCTGCAGCACGCGGTAGTTCAGGTTCAAGACCTCAACGGTGCCAGGCGGCAGCGTGATCAGCGGCTGGTTCTCATACATGGGAAGGATGAGTTGCTCGATGCACCAGCTGGGCGTCTTGATGTTGGCGAGCTCAGAAAGCATCAGGTAAAGAGAGTCGAGCGCGTAGGTTTGCATCTCGGCGGTGATGGCCTGAGCGGGCAAACGACAGCGTCTGAAGGCGTGATCTACCACCTTCAGAGCGTTAAACGTCGTGCCGCTCACATTCCCGGAATAGGCCATACTGTCTCCGCCGCGTGATCAAAGCTGGCCGCTGGTTCAGCACGCCTCGGGAGTTTGTTCAGGGGAATTATAGACCAACCCCCCTGAAAGAGAAAGTCACTTCTTTTTCTTGCCCGCCTCAGACATGGCAATGGCGATGGCCTGCTTGCGGCTCTTGACCATCGGGCCAGACTTGCTGCCCGAGTGCAGATCGCCAGCCTTGAACTCGCCCATGACGCGGCTCACCTTGGCTTCCTGCTTGGGGGTCATGCCGCCGCGCTTCATCATGGTCTTCGGACCGGGAAGGTCTGGCGCGGTGTGCATCTTGGTCTCGCCGGGGTTCTTGTTCCCCTCAATGCCAAGCTTGCTCTTGTCCTTGATCATGCCGCCCGCCATTGCCTTGATCATCGGCTCGCTGCGGTTGGTCGGGTATTGCTTACGCATCGGCATGTCGCTCTTCAGCTTGGCCTCGTCGTAGCGCATTTCCTTGCGGACGCGCGACATCTCCTCGCCTGCATCCTTACGCTCGCTGCGGGTTTCCTGCTTAATGCGGGACATCTCAGCGCGCTCGTTGCGCATCGCGTCCTTGGCCTTAGCAGCGCCACCCATGGCCATCTTGGTCAGAGGCTCGCCCTTGTGCATGCTCTTTTCATGCTTGTGGACGGCGGTCTTCATCATGGCCTTGTCTTTGGCCACGTCGGCGTGACCGCCGCGCGCGTAACCCTTGACCATGGTTTTGCCGGTCGAGCCAGTAAACCCGCACTCGCTGGGAAACTGGAAGTCCGACACGTATTTCAGAGACTTGCTCATTTCACGCTCCTATCAGAGTGATAACCTTCGATCAGCCGATCCAGTTTCGCGTCCAAAACCTCAAGCCGGGTCATCACCCGATTGATGTCAGCGTGCACCTCGACCTTGGTGACATATTCTTTGGCGACTTCTTCGCGTGTACGGTTCAGCAGGATGGTGATCCGGTTGAGTTCGTAGGATTTCTCCTTGAGAACCCAACCGATCAAACCCAGCAACACGGACAAGACGGTGTTCCACAGCATGACTTCTGACATCACATCACCTTACGGCTGCGTGCCATAGGTCTTGATGCACTCCATCGTGATGGTGTAGCGATCACCTGCCGCTGCGCCGACCGTGGTAAACAAGACGTCTCCGGTCTTGCCAGCGCCTGCGTTATTCGGAAGCCCGCCAAACGACGAGTAATCCATCAGGTAGAACTGGTTTTCCGGGATTGTCTCGCAGATCAAGTCGGTGGTGGCATCCCACAGGATGTCAACCGCCATGCCTTGCGTCTGCGCCCAGATCTTGTTGATCTTGACGCCGTTACAGGCATTCCCGGCTGCGTTTGGGTTCAGGGTGGAGACGTCGATCTTTACGACCGCCGTTTCGCCCCCGCTGTCAGAGATGTTCGTGAACTTTCCGATGAACAGCCGCTCACCGTCAAGGATGGTTTGTGAAGTGACTGCGTCAGCCATCTTGTGCTCCTAGCTCCGTTTGCTGCTCAGGCTCAGGCGCATCCAAGCGCCTGAGCAACATCTGGTAGGCTGAAATTGTGGCTTGAGCCTGAACCACAAAGGTGTTCGCCCTTTGCAATTCTTTTTCAAGCTCAGCGATCTCACCGACCAAAAAGTCTTTGGTTATCTGCATCAGCTAAACGATGCGTAAGCCGCCACATAGTAGTCCGTACCACCGATGCGGACTTTGATCGCCTTCGAAACAGTTGCCACAGCCGTCGCAGTCGGAGCAATGGTGGCTGCAGGCCCGGTTTCAATGTTCAGGAGGTTCTGGACTTCACCAGTTTGAGAACCGCTGTCGGTTACCCGAATGAACGAAGAGGCGGCACCCAGCGTGACGTTGGTGCTGTAGTCGGTGTCGAGCTGCATGACGGCAAGCGTGCCGCCGGGGGTCGTTGCCGTGCCGCCCAAGGTTGCACGGATCGCGTTGGCAGCGCCAGAGATGGTGCCGGTGGTGTTGATTGAGGTGCTGATGTGAGCGCCATTGATCGTGCCGCCGGTGGCTGCACCAGCGCCGGTGACCACGGAGAACGCACGCAGCGTTTCACCAGATCCGGTCGAAGTGAAGCTCAGACGCTGATAAGACAGACGAGTATCGCCGGTAGCGGCCGAGGTGGTGCCATAGGCGCTGGAGATGTTGGCTGCGGTCGTAACAGACACTGGAGCGGACGAGGTGCCGCTGGAGAAGCCATTCAGCGAGTTTACTGGACCCGAAAAAGTCGTATTAGCCATTGGATGTTCCTCTTTTGCACGAGTCGCCTGTCAGTCTGTGCATCGTCCGCTGGGCCGGTCTGACAAGCTGGGTGTAGTCCCAGACTAGGAATACTTTAGCACATAAGCCTGAGCCTTGACTAGTAGCGCAGGGTCGTCATTGAAAAGGCCGAGAGCCGTATTGCAGTTTGAGCAGAGCAGCGCGCGAACGCTCCCCGTTGCGTGGCAGTGGTCAACCGCCAAATCCTTAATCTTGCCCGATGCCTTGTCTGGTCTTCTCTCTGGTTTGCCACAAATTGCGCAAACATTGTCTTGCTCGCGAAGCATCTCCTGATAGCGGAAGGCATCTACACCTAAAGACTCCCACTTTAATTGCTTGGCGTAATGCGCGTGGCAAAGGCCTTTGGCATACAGGGTATTGTCGCAGCTCTCTATGATGCATTTTTTCATAGATTTTGCGCGAGTTCCGGGTCTGACATGCCCGTGGCGCAAAAGCCTTTGATAATGCATCTTGCACAGACCCTTGGCCTTGACGGGCTCCGAACACCCATCCTCTTCGCATTCAGGCAATTTCTGCATAACGCGCGCCCTGATTGGCTCACTAGGCGACGATCCTCGTTTGAACTGAGCGTAATGAGAGGGGCAGTACCCCCTCGCATGATTTTGTCGGCCGCAGCCAGAAACAGTGCAAGAACTGCGCTTGTTTTTCATAAGAAAGCCTCCCCGATGCTTAGGATTGTATCCTAGTATCGGGGAGGCCATTTTACAAGAAGCCAAAAACTGTTAGTTTTCAGCTACTTATCAGACGCCAGCCGTTCCATAAACGCCTCTTGGATCGGTCCATCCAAATACATAGCGTTCTGTTGCCTTATAGCGCATCGAGTCGGTTTCGAAGTCACCTTCCATCGACTTTTCAAGGCCGCGACGCATCAGCAGCTTCAGGCCTTCCGGCGCATCAGTCTGGATCCACCAAGCGGTGGTCGAGGTGATACGCGACAGGTTGGCTTGGCCGTCCGACAGCAGACCCATGGACTTCACGGGGTTGATGTCGTTGTCGGCGGTGCCGGTACGCAGAACCGACTTCAGCAGCACTTCGGCTTGGAAGACGTTCGACGGACCCGTCACGATCTTCTTCGGCGTCAGGCGGATACGCTTGCCGTTGTTGTCAACAGCGTTGCGGATCTGGATGAGCAGCTGCTCCAGCGAGGTCTGCGAGAGAGCCGCCGGGGTGGTCAGCTGGTTGCTGAAGGTGCCGTTGACGATCGGGTGCGAGGCGCTCACCAGAGCCACACCGTCGCCGCCCGGATAGGCAGCGTTGAAGGCGCGGTTCAGGATGTTGGCACCCAGCGTTTCCTTCGTTTCGATCAGCGACTGAGCCAAGTGCTTGGCGTAGGTCTGACCGATACGAATGTGATCGCCGTCCTCAACAAGAACCTTGGTCAGCGAGAACGCCAGACCGTAGACCTTGTAGAGGTAGCGCTGCAGGAACAGCACGCCGCCGGACTGGTAGGACACAGCCATGCCGTCGGGCAGTTCCGGCGCAGCGCCAAAACCATAGAGCACAGGCTCTTCATGGTAGTTGCGCGGAATGCCTTTCTGCTCACGGAACACCATGTTCCATTCGTCGGCGCGCTGATTGTAGACGCCG